GTCCACGAAATGGACCCATCGGTTGGCTTTAGCCGCCGTGATCTGAACGTCACTCCTATCACTCCAGCTATCCGTATGGGTACTGTAGTTTATCGTGCCAAGTCTGCCGACCTCACTGCTGCTTGGACCGTACTCGCTTCTGCTGCTCCGCTGGTTCTGACCAATGAATTCGCTGTTGTTTACGGCGATCATTTCTCGTTTAACCCTTCGTTCGTTCCTCGTGCAATCGCCGCTAACATGTATAACGCTGTTGGTTTTGTTGGTACTTCGGGTGCTCTGCAACTGAAAGAATACTACATCAAACAAGTTGCTAAATCCACCGCTGTTACTGGTGGTGCTGACCTCACTGATGCTCAAGTTGAAACCCTGAAGGGTCTGCTTGAACAACAAGGCATCCAAGTACTTAAAACAGTTTAAGCGACTGTTTAAACAAACTCTATAAGCTAAGGAATCATAAATAATATGGCTATTGTACTAGATCGTCAGAACCTCGGTAAAGTTGTTGACCGTACCGACTCGCTGATTGTAATCCCCAACACCGTTGGTATCACCAATGCACTGGGTCTGTTTGAAGATGTATACTCCACCCAGAAGACTATCGAGATTACTCGTAGCACCCGTAAATCCCATCTGCTGGAAGATCGCAACTGGGATGAACGTAACCAGACTATCGCTGGTCGTGAACAAGACAGCCTGTTGCTGAAAATCCCTCACTTCCCACTGGATGATGCAATCACCCCTAACGATGTCGATGGCATTGTACAGGCTGGTTCGCTGGCAGAGTTTGCTGAACTGGAAACTGTTGCTTCGGTTCGTGCTGACAAGATGATTGATGTTCGTGAAGCTCATGCACTGACCAAAGAAGCTGCTCGTATGCAGTTGATTACCACTGGTACTGTGTATGCGCCTCGTGCCACTGTAGTTACCAACTTCTACACTGAATTTGGTGTTACTCGTATTGAGATTGTTACCGATCTGTCCTCGGCTACCGATCCTCGTGCAGACTTCAATGATGCTAAGAAAGCAACCCGTAACGCATTGCGTGATGGTCAAGCTGGTACTGTACGTTCGTTCGTTGTCCTGTGCTCCGATTCGTACTACAACGCTGTTCAACAGAATGCTTATGTAACTGACGCATTCAAGTATGTTGACCAAGGCCAAGCTACCCGTATCCTGTTGGGTGCTGGTGGTGTTGATGTACCAGGTCTGGATGCTCGCTTTGAAATGATGAGCGTATTTGGTATGACCTTTATCAATGCCGGCGCTGCTGGCTACGAGAATGCTGCTGGTACTTTCGTACCGTTCATTCCAGAAGGTGATGCTTACATGATGCCTGTTGGTGTCCGTAACTTCCTCAAAACCTACTACGCTCCGGCTAACCGTTTTGGCAGCATCAACCGTCGTGCTCAGGGTAGCTATTTCTTCGAATACCTGAACGAGAAAGATGATCAGATCGAAATCATGACTGAGCAGAACTTCTTGAACGCTTGCTTGAATCCAGAAGCTATCGTGCGTCTGTCGTTGACCTAAGAATCAAATGGAGATGGGGACGTAGTGTCCCCTCCCCTTATTGACGGAGTAAAAGAATATGGCTGTAACAACTAAAAATGGTTGGATCTTTGGTATCCAAGAACTTGAAGCCAGCATTGCTTCCGGTGCTGCTGTTCCTGCTGCAACCACCACCGTTGCTGGTAAAGTAAAACAAATTACTTTCACTGCACAAGCTGCTGAATTTGCAAACCTTGCTGCTGCAACTGCTGCCTATAATGCATTGCTTACTAAATTGATTGCTGCCGGTATTATGCCTGCTGCTTAAGTATATAAGGGTGTAAAAGCCCTTGTAGTTAAAAGATTTATATGATAAAATTTTAGATCAAATTAATTGAAGGAGATCTAAGATGCATCATAATGCGAAGCACGGCAAATATAAAACAAAGACATATGCTTCCTATCGAGCAATGATTCAGAGGGTTACTGATGAAAATCATAAATCTTTTGAGCATAGCGGTGGTAGAGGTATCCAGATTTGTGATCGGTGGCTTGACCCAGCTAATGGAGTTCTTAACTTCTTTGAAGATATGGGCGAGCGTCCAGAAGGTACAACACTAGACAGAATTGATGTCAATGGTGACTACTTTCTAGAAAATTGCAGGTGGACAACTTACTCTGAACAAAACTTTAACCAAACTCTAAAGTCCCATAATACTTCAGGTAAGACTGGTGTAAGTTGGAATAAAGAAAAAGAGAAATGGGAAGTTTATATTTCAAAGAATAAGAAACTAATTAAACTTGGCTATTTTAACTCTTTGGAAGAAGCAATCAAAGTAAGACAGGAAGCCGAACTACAATACTATGGTTACATAAAGGAATAGTTATGGCATTAACTCCTGTCGAGCAGGTTAATCTACTTATAGGGAACACTTTGGGTAATCCATTTTACCCGATATTCTCTACGGAAGAAATACAGCAATTCTTAGATTTAAATAATCAAAATGTATATCAAGCAGCAAGGATGGCTGCTATTAGCGCATCATTTACTATCTCAGGGTATAACACGAGGGAGCAAACGGGAGACATTCTCGTATGGAACGACTACGCTAAGAACTACTTAGCTGCTCTTGGTAACTTCATTAATAATCCAACTGTATTGATCCCTATGGGACTAATGCCTTGGTCTGCTAATACTTGTGCAAATAGCAAACTTATGAACATTGAAGTTTGTGATGGTGATGCATGTAAAGAAGCTGCTTGTTGTGAGACAGGTTGTGGATGTGATAGTTGTCACGCTGCTGGTGTAGCCGGTTGCGGCGATACATTTGTTTATTAAGGAGTTGAAATGTTAAAACCTCAATTCCTTTTAACGCATAAGATTCCACTCACTATTTATCGCAGGTCTTTAGGGAGCTATGTTGAAGGTGAATGGATTGAAGGGTCTACCGTAGAAGTTTCAGTTCAAGTGAATATCCAACCCCTTAAAGGTTATGAGATTCTTCAACTTCCTGAATCTGAACGTACTCGTGTTTGGTGGAAAGTCTATTCTGCTGATGTGCTTCGGACAGCTAAGGAGGGCTCTCATGATGCGGATGAATTTCTGTGGAAGGGTGATCGTTACAAGGTCATGAAACTGGATGATTGGTCAGTTGGAATGTCGATCCTTGAACACACGAAGGCTTACTGCACACGCATAGAATTAACTCCAAATTAAAGGATGTGAAGAATGTCTTTTAAATTGAAAGTTGATAAGTCTGGTTGGAACAAAATGAAGAAGGAACTTCTTAAAGGATCTAGTCTAGAAGTTCAAGTTGGTATTGTTGAACCTACTTACTATGGAAGTGATAACGACAACCTCTCTGTTGCTCAAGTCTGGCAATGGCAAGAGGAAGGTGTTCCAGCTCAGAATATCCCGACACGTCCAGCCATCAGAGTTGGATTTATGGCTCTGATTAAAAAAGGACTGTACGACTCGTATTTTGTTGAGAGTATTCAGCGAATTGCCGAAGGAAAAAGCACCTTCAAACAAGAGTACACAAGGATTGGTGCCATGGCTAAGGGTGACTTGAAAGAAGCTGTTGAGATGTGGGATTCCCCGCGAAACAGCCCATATACGGTTGACCTTAAAGGGTTTGACAACCCACTGATTGATAGCGGACTTCTTTATGAGTCTATAGATTTTAAAGTAGATAAGAAAGGGGTTAACTGATGTCAGTTTATAGTGATGTCCGAGCGAGTATCCGTAAAGGTGCTCTAGCAGCTCTTTCAGAATTTACAAACCCACAAGTGATTTTCAGTCACGGAAATGGCGCAGAACCTGCTGAGAGTTATGTTGTTGTAAATATCCTTAATGTTGAACAACAAGGTCACCATAATACTTCCACCTTAGCCAACGCTAATGAAACATTGACGTTTCAAGTAGCTTATGAAGTGATGGTTCAGTTTAGTTTTGTAGGTAGCCTAAGTGGGGATATGTCCCAAAGCTTCACACAGAATATTAATAACAACCCACTGACTCGTTTAGAGTTACAAAGAAATAAACTAGGGTTGATGAGGAAAAGCCAGATTCGTAGGGCACCTCAGAAAAGAGATACCAAATGGGTTGAGTATCATAATCTTGATGTAACATTTAACTACATCGTTATTACTGACCAACTTGTTGACGTTGTTGAAGGCGTAGTCATTGCTGATGAGGCTTCAGAGATTCCAGTAATTATAAAAATTCCAGAAAGTATCATTTATCCGTAGCAAAGGCTACATAACAAAGGATCACAATACCTATGTCCGATTTGGATGATGTAGTTTCGGTTGTTATTACCGACCAGACCACTGCTATTGCTACGGCTAGCTTCGCAATTCCCCTTATCCTTGCTACGTTTACTAATTTTGCTGAACGTGCCCGTACCTACCTGAATATCACTGAAGTTGGGGGTGATTTCGCTACTACTAGTAATGTTTACATTATGGCTAGCAAGGCTTTTGGCCAAGATTCTGTAATTGGTGCCCCACCACCATCCATCGTTGTTGGGCGTCGTCAAGTTGATAGTGTAGTATTTACCCCCACCGTTGCTGATAGCACTGCTTACACTGTTACTCTGAATGATGTGGCTTACACTTTCACCTCTGGTGTTGGTGCTACAGCCACGACTATTGTAACTGGTCTGAAAGCTGCCATTGGTACACCAACCGGTATTACGGTTGGTGGTACAACTACCCTGACTCTGGCAGCTACTGTACCCGGTACAGCTTGGAGTGTTCTGACCTCGGTAAACCTTGTTGGTGTAAACACAGCCACTGAAACTTGGCCTGCTGCTCTTCTTGCCGTTGATGCTGATAATGACATCTGGTATGAACTGACTGCTGAAACTCAAGTAGTTGCTGAACAAGAAGCTCTGTCCGATACCATTCAAGCAATGGATAAGATCTACGGTCTGTCCTCTGCTGACGTTGTTGCACCTACTACTGGCATCACAGATATTGGCTACAAACTTAATGCTAAATCTGCTGGTCGTACCTTTGGTGTATGGTCTGCAACTGCTGCAACTGAATTCCCTGAGCTTGCTTGGTCTGGTAGTCAGTTGGCTGTAACTCCGGGCTCTAACGACTGGGACTTTAAGCGTGCTGTAGGCGTTACTCGTAGCATCCTTAGCTCGACACAGATTGTCAACTTGCGTGCTAAATCGTGGAACTTCTTCCGCCGTAAGGGGGGTGTTGATGTCTTCCAAGACGGTAACATGTTTGATGCAAAACCGATAGACATCCAAATTTCTAAGGACTGGTTGAAAGCCCGTCTTCAGGAAGGCATCTATTTCCGGATCATCAACAGCCTTAAAATTCCAATGACCGACCCCGGCCTTTTGATTGTAGAGAATGAAATTCGCTCTGTACTCTCCTTAGCTGAAAGCAACGGTATGATTGATTCTGGATGGACCGTGCAAACGCCCCCAGTATTGTCGATCCCTGCAACTCTTCGTGCGCAACGCGCTGCTGGTGTATTTGTTATCCGTGCTCGTCTGCAAGGTGCAATTCGCAGCGTTGCAATCCAATTTTACCTCAGCGTATAATCCGGGAGATTATTAAATGGCTTCTAATTTTATTGGCAACTATTCCCCGGATGATTTTACAATTGTAATTTCGAAAGGTGACTTCGTTCACACTGTTTCTGGTTTTGCTGACGGTACTTTCGTTTCAATGAATCGTTTGGTTCCGAGTTCCACGCCATATCAGGGTGTAGGTAAGTCGAACTCCTTTGGTCGTGTGAAGCGTAGCGTAACTGGTATGACTGTTGATGTTACTTTGCATCAATATTCTCCATCTAACACTGTGTTGCAACAACTGCAAATTGCAGATGCTAATACTCCAGACAATACTTGGGTGTTTTCTGTAACCATTAAAGATTTGAGTGGGCAAACTGTAGCGTCGTCTAACAGTGCAATCATTGCTGCCCCACCAACTGTAGAGTTTAGTTCTGAAACTTCTACTCGCGCTTGGCAAGTGTATCTCTTCGGTAGTGACTTGTTTGTTGGCGGTAATATGCCACTAAGTCCTTCTGAAGTAGCCGCTGTTGAGGCTGCTGGTGGTGAAGTTGATAGTCGCTGGCGCTTGAATCCTTAATTGGTATTAGGGGAAAGGGATAAACCAATCCCCTATAATTTAAGGAGATAATATGGCACTCGCTAACTATTCACCAGACTCAGTAAATTGTCTAGCCTTTGGTATCCCACTAAACGGTTTTGCAGATGGAACATTTATCACAGTAACTAAAGATAAAGTTCCATACGGTTCTACAGAAACAGCAGATGGCTCTATTTCCAGACTTTATACAAACAGTCAGACATACACCATCTCGTTGACGTTTCACCGTGGCTCTACATCTAATGATATTCTTACTAAGCTGTGGCAGCTAGATGAGTTTACGCAGATGGGTAAATTCCCCTTGTTTGTAAAAGATTTATCTGGCACAGACCTTTTCTTTTCAACTAACACTTGGATTGAAGGTATCCCTAGCATGGTTCAGAGCACTAACTTTGACACACGTACTTGGATTCTTCGTTCCTCACAAGCAGTTATCAATGTTGGTAGCAACCAAGATGCTAGTGGTATTCTGCAAGATTTGATTAATTTGGCGTCTGGTGCAGCTTCAATTGCAGAAGGAGTGTTGTAATGGCTAACTCCTTTACTGTGAATACATACAGCCCCAAGGACGTAATATTAACTGTTGGTGGTTATCAACTAACTGGTTGGCAGAGTATCAATATTAGTAGGACAGTAAAGGGGTTTACTCCTATTCGCGGCATCCGTGGCAAGAACACACGAGTTCCGAACGTAGACACTTCAGCTACAATTACCATCTCCCTTCTTCAGACATCTCAAGGTAACGATGTACTTTCGTATATCCATGAACTTGATTTAAATGAAGGCACTGGACGAATTGCTTTGATGTTGAAAGATAACTCTGGGCGTAGTGTGTTTTCCTCTAATGAGGCATATATCACTGGGTATCCAACAGCAACGTTCTCAGGCCAGTTTGAATACCGTAATTGGGAGTTCTTCTTGCAGTCTACGAACGCTTATGTTGTGTCAGGTAATGCTAAACCTGCAACAGACCTATTTGACAGGGCACTTAGTGAAGCTGGTAACTTCTTTGATAATCTTTAATTAATATTCTGAGATAAAATAAATGGCAGCTCCAAAATTTGAAGTACTTGAACAAACAACTATTACAGTTGACGATATTGAATACCTTGTAACGGCAATGCCTGCAACTAAAGGTTTGATGTTTATTGAAAAGCATCAGGCAGCTATTGATGAAGGTAAGGCCGATCTTAGTCAGATGAAACAAATCATTTGTAACTATGTTTCCAAAGAGAACATGCAGATCACTGAAAAGTCTTTTGACGTATCTTTTGCTCGTCGTTATGCACACCTCAACAAGCTCTATAAAGAGGTGCTGAATTTTAACTTCGAAGAGCTTTTTCAGGCACCCGATTCAGAAGAGTAACTGAAAAGTCTGAGTCGGGAAGATTGGCTACACAACTAGAAAAAGAAATTGATAAGACATTCTCTCAGCACTGGAGCATCTACAGGATTGCCATGCACGAGAAAGGTGGTCTTGAGTTAGCTGCTGAGATGGAATGGAAGTATTCTACAAGGCAAATGCTACGTCTTTTAGAATTATTAGATGTGTACGATGCTTTAAATAAGCAAGCATTCGATAAAGCTAAAGCTGATAAAAATAAACCGAAATGACGGGGTAATAAACATTGCAGATCGCCAAGTACTTTTCTTCCATCGGGTTTTCTGTTGATGTTGCTTCTGTCAAAAAAGTTGACAAAGCTATTGATCATGTTGAAAACAGGCTTAAAAAGCTGGGAACATTTGCCAACAAACCTATTACGTTGTCTATTGGCAGTTTCGATGTAGATCAGCGTAGGCTGAATGTTGCATTAGGAACAGCATTAGATATCGCATCTTCTCGATTAGTGTTTGAAATCAGCAGGTTTGCTGTAGATCAGATGCACCTAAACCGCGTGATGACAGCAGCCACTATTCAAGCCTCTCGTGTTGCCGGACAGAGTGCAACCATTCGACCTAACGTTCATGTGAATGGAGTTGTTGGTGGTGGAAGGGTATCCCATGTTGCTGGTGCTGTCGGCGGCGGACTAATTGGTAGGGGTGTTTCTGGGCTATATGGTCCAGCACTTGCTTTAGGTTTGGGTGGTTATGGTCTGAGTGCTCTTAATCAACGCAACCAAGAAGTAGTTAGTGCACAACTCCAATCAACCGCAGTAGTTCAACAAGCGGGTGGAAGTGCTCAACAGGGTAAGGATTCTTTTGAATACCTTCGCAGTGAAGGACAAAGAATTGGTTATAATTACTTAGATGCTTCTGGTGATTATAATAAACTAATCTCCGGCCTTACTGGCTCGGGTATTGGTTTAAAAGAAAGTCAAAAAGTATTCTCCGGCTTTGCTGAACTTGCCCGTGTAAACAAACTTGATAAAACAACTCAGAACCGCTTGTTCCGAGCCTTGTCTCAAGTGGCCGGTAAAGGTAAGTTGATGTCTGAGGAACTTACTGGACAGATTGCAGAGGCGCTTCCCGGTGGTACAGCACTGTTCGCACAAGCTTATCAGGCAAAGATTGGTGGTAATAAGACAGGCGCTGAGGCCATTCAACAGCTTTTAGCTGATATGAAGAAAGGCAAAGTAACCAGCGATATCCTCACTTATGCGGGTGCTGCTGCTTCTCAAAGAGCGAACCAAGGCGGTGCTCTCGGTACGGCAAGTCAAGCCTCTCAGGCTGAACAAGCTCGTTATCAAAACTCTGTAAATGATATGGCGGTGCTGGCATCTGGTGCTGGTGTAGAAGAGGGTTTTGCCCGTATATTCCGCACACTCACAGCTGGGTTGAGCGAAAGCAGTGATCTTGTCACAACCCTAGCAGAAGGCTTTAATGAAGCCACTAAGTGGGCAGACGATTTACTTCTATTTCCTCAATCATTTGTTAGGGCGTTGGAAGGCAAGGATAGTCTAGTTGCTGATTGGCTGGGGATCGATGATACAAATCAACTTATCTCTGACTGGAAAGAAATTAAAGGGTTGTGGGAGCAAATAACAGCTATCAAGCCTGAAGATACGTTTGGTAATTTTCTTCCGACAATTGAAGCAACAGCAAGAGAAATTGCTGGGATCATAGGGTTAGTTGGTAGGTTCAAACAGTGGAATGACAATGCCTCAGCTAGTGCTGATATTGTCCAAGCTGATATTGCCTCTAGGGGTGATGGGCCTGTCTCAAACTTCTTCGCTGGGCTTGGTGGGAGCTTAGCAGGCCTCAGCGCATATATATCAACACCGTTTGATGTTCAAGAATCTAACCAGTATAAAGACTATGTAACTAATGAATATGGTCGTGGTGCTCAGGTTATGAAGGACCAAGAACAGTTGAAAGGTATTTCCGAGAACTTCAGACTGCAAAACCTTGACCCTCTATCATCCTCCCAAGAGGGTGCGGACGCCTATAATGATGCACTATCTAATGAGTTTAAAGGTTTTACCGATACCAACAAGCAATCAGCATTAGAAAAAGCTGCCGAAGTCACCAACAATAACACTCAATCAAATCAGATTGATATTGTTGTAAACGTTGATGGTTCAACTCTTGCTGGTATGGATGCTAACGCACAAGCTCAAGCGATTGGTGAAGCTGTAGCAAATATGTTTGTTCAGTCCTTTGATCAAGTGAATGTTCAATTCCCCGTAAAACAATAAGGAGCGCCTATGTCGCTGGCAATCGAATGGGGCGACTCCTCTATTCAAGATGGTGGATTCATCTACTGTGATGCGGTAGTTTCGTATACTCAGAACTATGCAGGTCAAGTAACAAAGCACCCAATTGACGCGGGGGGCAACGTTACCGACCACTACATTAGGTCTAACCCAGTCTTCACAATTGGTGCGGTAATTACTGGTGTTGATATTTCCACTGGTACTTACCTGATTCAAGACTTGGATGGCAACAACCCTTACAACAGTAACCAAGCTCCTAATGCTGTTAGTGTAAACTCCACAGATCAAAGTGTTTTGAAGAAGTTTATCCCAGACAGCATTGGTCAGTTCCTCTCTGACAGCCAACCGGAAGTTGTTGTAGACAGTAGACGTGCTGATCTCCTTGAACAAATTAGACAAGCTCTGATTGATCTTACTGCTGGTGTTGTCTTCAATGATAAGACTGGTAACTTTGATCCGAGTATTCAACTTGTTCGACTATTTGAATACGACAATACACTTCTGCGTAAAGTAATCAACAATCTTGTAATGACAAAGATTACTTTCAAGGAAGATCCAAATACTGGGTATGGTTTGTATTGTGATATTACTTTTGAGCAAGTGACTTTTGCTTTCTTAAAGAAAACTACTATACCAAAAGACGTACAAGACTCTCTTAAAAAGAAAGCTTCCAGTAAAGCATCTAAAGGTAAACAAGACAGCACACCTCAGAATGTTGATGGAGCAGCCGCAGGAAGTAATGCCCCCAAAGACACAGACCCACTAAGACAGGCAAGGGAAAATGGCTGATAAATACATAGCAATGCCTTTGTTCAGTGATGCGTACTACACTTACACCATATCCTTTCAAGGTGACTCATATATTTTTGAGTTTATCTATAATGAAAGGGCTCAGTTATACTTCATCAATCTTTATGATGCAGATAACAACCCTATTGTGTTGGGGGAAGCTTTAGTTCCCAATTACCCGCTATTCTTAGATTATGCAATCTTCCCCCTTACGGGGTTTATTTGGATGGAAGAGAAAGCAGATATTATCAGTGAACCTTATAAAGTTTATCCTGATTCTATTGATCAATATTACAACCTTTTCTATATCTATACAGAGGAAGACTAATGGAGCTTATCCAGAGAAACCGCCAGTATGTTCTAATCATTGGTGACAGTAACTCTGGTGAAGCTCTGGAGGTTACTGACCTTCAAGTCACTTTTGATATCAGCAAGAGTTCTGATAATAAAAAGAAAACTAATAGTGCTGCTATTGAAATTTATAACCTATCAGAAGACCACATCAGGCTTCTTGACACGGATTATCCAGCAGCAGTGTTTTCAGCCGGTTATTTAGACACAGGCGGTCCAAAACGTTTGTTCTCTGGTCAGGTTACTCACGTAACCACTCGTAAATCAGGTACTGAACGGATTACACAGATTACTCTAGGGACGGGTTACACAGAGTTGAACCATCAAGTGTTGTCTGAGTTTGTTCCAGAAGGACAACCACCAAGACTTGCTGCCGAAAGGCTTATTCGTGCCATTGGGGCTGACAGAGGCGTATTTAACGGAACCAACTTAAACAACCCCCTCATATATGGGTATCCGCTTAGCGGAACACCTAAAGAGATGTTGGATGAGATTTGTGAGAAGTATGCTTGTAACTGGCAGTTAGATGACGGTGTTGCCTACATCCACGACAATGATAGAGGTAATACAGAGAATTTTCAACAGGCCTATGTTATCTCCAAGTATACGGGTCTTATTGAAAGTGCTTACAGGGTGTCGGGTGATCGCCAACGTTCGAAGAAAGATAAAGTTAAGAAGCCCGGAATACAGATGAAAATCCTTTTGAATTCTGATATTCGTGCTGGGGATATTATCCGTCTAGAAGATACTCTTATCACAGGATGGTTTAAAGTAGAGTCACTTAGACACTATGGTGGCTGGCGTTCTCCGGGCTGGTACACGGATATCAAAGCAACTAGTCTAGAGAAGGTTGTTCAAAAAGGTGGTGGTTCATGAGTTCAGAAGCTGTAGCCGCTATTCAAAGTACAATGGTAAGTGCTTTTGATAGCCAGATGCAAAACATCTACACAATCATCCCTTGTATCGTTGTTGCTGTTCGTGATGGACTTAATGGACAAATGGTAGATATCCAACCAACCATTAATCAAAAACAACAAGATGGTACAGTAGCAGAACGTCCTACTATTGGTGGTGTACCAGTATCCTTCCAAGTGTCCAAGAAAGCTGGCTTCACTTTTCCAATTGAAGTTGGTGATACTGGTACAGCAATGTTCTCTATGAGAAACATGGATGGTTGGAAAGCTGGTAACGGTAGACCAGCAAGTCCAATGAACTTCGCTAAGATGGATAAGTCAGACGCCATATTTCTTCCGGGTATTCAGCCCCCCGGTGTTGCAGTCAATAACCCAGCAAAGCATGTCCTAACTCATGACACGAAAGATACTGTAATTTTTGGTAACTTAGGTGGTGTCGAGGCTGAAGTTAGAATTAAAGTTGATGGTAGTATTGGGATTACAACAAGTAACATGCCAATTATTATTGAAGGCTCTGACGTTACTATTAATGCTGCGACTAGTATTAATTTGAATACCCCTAGCATGGTAGTTGATGCAGATGTGACCACATGGATTGGTAATATCAACCTACAAGGAAATCTTGTACAGATTGGTAATTATACAATCACTGGAGTTGCAACCTTTAATGGAATTCCCTTCTCTACCCACAAACATATTGGCGTTACAGTTGGTGGTGGTACTTCTGGTACTCCTACAGCATAAGGAGATACTTTTGGACTTCAAACTTGATCCCACATCTTGGGATATTATCTGGCACAACGGGCCACTTCAAGTCTCTGACACTACTCAACCCTTCACTGAAACAGTAGCCCAACGATTAAAGATCAGACTACTTACGTTCCAAAATGAATGGTTTTTAGACACAACTTACGGTGTTCCCTATTGGCAGCGAATTCTTGGTATTAAGCAAACATCCAAAGCAGCCGTCGATTTACTATTCCAACAAAAAATCCTAGAAGAGCAAGGAGTGAAAGAAATTCTCACCTTCAACTCCACCTTTGTAAATCGTCAGTACTCCCTAACTTTCTCAGTTAAAGTTGTAGACGGCACTGTTACTTCACCCATTTCCGTACAACCTCTGAACTAAAGGAATTAATATGGCAGGTATTACAGACGCCGGTTTTGTCATTAAACGGTTAGCCGATATTCTGGCCGATGATCGTGCCTTAGCTGTGCAGTTGTTTCAAGACCTTATTCAACCGGGCGATCAGGTCGATGTTTCAGATTCTTCAGCCCTTGGTCGCCTAATCTCCCTAGCTGCCCCAAGTGAAGCAGACCTATGGGAAGCTGCCCAAGAAGTATACGCAGCCTTTGACCCAAACTCTGCAACAGGTATTGCCCTAGATAACCTTGTAGCATTAGGCGGCGTTGTTCGACAAGAACAAACTTTCTCTACAGCACAGGTCATTGCCTCGGGAGATACTGGTACAACAGTTGCACTTAATCTATCGATTAGTAGTTCGGTTAATCGTACACAGTGGAATATTGTAGCACCTATTCTTCTAGACACTAACGGAACAAGTGGGGCAAGTTTCACCCCTCTGGTTGTTGCTGATTCTACTCTCTATACTATTACCTACGAAGGTATAAGTACTACAAACACTGTAAGTTATACATCAACAGTGGGAGCAACAGCAACAAGTATTGTTGCTGGGTTGGCTAACGTTGTAACCTTATCACACCCTTCATTTACTGCAAGTATTAATGGAACTACATTAACTCTAACAAGAGTGGACCCATTTTCTTTTGTAAATATAACTACCTCTGCCAACCTGAGTGTCATTAAGATTCAGAAGGTAGGAGAGGTAAAGGCCGATGTTGCTGGGGACACCTCTGCCGAGGCGAACACCCTTACAGTTATCCTAACACCTCAGCTTGGGTGGGACAGCGTAACAAATCCTATTCCTGCCTCTGAAGGGCTTAATCTTGAGACAGATGAAGAACTCCGTATTCGATTTAGGAATACTAAGTTCGAACGTGCAAGTTCGACAGTTGACGCAATTTACTCTGCCCTAAATTCCTTGGTTAGTATAGAAAAAGTTGTCGTATATGAAAATGACACTGATGTAACAGACTCTATGGGTATCCCTTCTCACAGTTTTCATCCAATTATCCTTGGTGGACTAAACTCGGAAATCGGGCAAACTATCTGGGAAAATAAGCCAATGGGTATTAGAAGTTACGGAGATACAACAGTCGTAATTCATGACTCCCAAGGTTTTGCTCATAACATCCAGTTTAAACGCCCAGACCCAGTCCCTATTTACATCACTATGACTCTAACTAAGAACAGTGATTTTCCGGGAAGTGGTAATGACGATATTAAGTCAGCCTTAATTTCATTCTTCCAAAGTAATGTTAGTATAGGTGATGACGTTATTTATAGTCGTCTGTATACCCCAATCAATAGTGTTCCGGGACATTTTGTTAATAGCCTGTTTATTGGGACAGCAGCCAGTCCAACAGGAGTAGTGAATATCCCAATTGATTTTGATGCCATCGCAACACTCAGTAGTGCCAATATTTCAATCATAGGTTAAAGGAGGATTTATGGCATTAAATGAATTCCTTTTCGAAGCCTACCTTGATACTGCAAGATCCCGTGTTACTGAACAGTTTAAGTTCAACCCTTCTGATAATCAAGGGGCTAGAGTATTTGACAACTACCTCCAACTTCTAGTATCCCCTAAACTAGAGCTTCAGCAAGTATTTAAAGACCTTATGCAATTGCGCTCTTTGGATACGGCGACGGGAGAACAGCTTAATATCCTTGGAAGAATTGTAGGTCAAGATAGAGTTTTGATTAACTCTGACCTTTACGATTTCTTTGGATTTCAAGGGGCGTTGAAGGCTGGGAGTATGGGTACTCTATCTGACCCCACTGTAGGGAGTGTGTTTTATTCTCTAGGGGAACCTCTAGGGGGGAATGTTGAACTTGATGATAGTACTTACAGATTATTTATTCAAGCTAAGATTCTAAAGAATAATACAGCCTCAACTTCTGAAGAATTTATCAGGAGTATGAACTTAATTTTTGGTAACAGTGCAGTAATTGCAATCGAAGATGAGTCAGGGGAGTCTGGGAATGTGACGGTTCTTTTTAATAGGCATTTATCAGACTTTGAGAGGGCTCTGTTGCTCTATACAGATAACTCTTCAGGTTATCCATCAGGACTTATCCCAAAGACTATTGGTGTTAACGTTAAGTACGGAGAATACGTTCGTATAGATACACCAATCAGCTGGTCATTAGTTTACGATGGTACTTGGACCTATGATTTGCCATACACTTACAATGCTATTCCTACATACTCTGATACTTTTGATGAGTCAGATATTGAAATTACTTTATATTAAAGGAAGTTTATGGCTAACTTAACTGAGAGTCCTATTTATGAATCCGGGATTTTTCAACTAGAGAAATCTACACCTGCTGTTGGTGGTGCTCCAGTTATTGATGCTGGTATTCCAAGTGCTGGACATGCTAATGCTCAAGCTCAACAACTAGCCAATCGTACAGCTTGGCTTAAAGAGCAGGTTGATAGCGGAGGTAGTGCAACTGCATTGGCTTCCAACTTAGCTATTCAAGATGATACTACAAAAGGTGCAGGGCTTGTTGGGGGAGATGGTACAACACTTATTGAGCAGTTGACCCTTAGTCGAAAATTAGCTAATTATACAGCACTACGTAATTATACCGGTATTGCCGACCGTGTAGAAATCACTCAATCGGGCATATCGGGCATATTTCTACGAGACCCTACAGACACTACAAGCCTTGAGAACTACGGCACCCTGATTGTTTCCTCATCAGATGTACGATGGAAAAGGGAGTTTGTTGGCGCATCCTACGCTGAGTGGTTTTATATCTCTGGCGAGAGCGACACCACTAAAATGATACAACGTGCCATTGACGCAAGCTATATTGCAGGTGGTGGCGTGGTACAACTCCTAGCTAAAACTTATAACGTTAGCGTAACAACACTTACACTGCCGGTAATGTTGATTTCGGCAGGAGGGGCACTAAACCCTACTACAACTCTAACTCAAAGCTGCCTAGTACTCAGGGCTAAAGTATCCCTTATCGGTGCTGGCTTAGGTGCAACCACTATCCAAGCGCCTGTTGTCGAGAGGTCTTCTATTAGTCTCTATGAGATGGATGGTGGTGGTTTGCGTGATATGACTATATACGGGGGTAAAGGTGTAACAACTGTAGTCAGTTCTCTTGAGTCAAACAACTGCAATATGGTTTTAGATAATCTGGAAATTGGGAATAGTTCTAGTTACGGCCTCGGCATCCAAATGGGCTTTAACTATAACAACAGGTACTCCAGAATACATGTCCACCACACTGGCCAAGATGCTATCGACCACAAGGCTCGCGTAAAGCCTAGTACTGGTGAACTTCCTTATGGCAACTCTTTCGAAAATATCCTCGTTGAGTACTATGGCCAGACTAGCGCAACAGAAAGTGCCGGTATGGATTTACGAGGGCAGCAACAAGTTACCAATGTAGTTTGCCGTAACTTCTCAGTCCCCGGTAAAAGTAATATTGGGTTGAGGTTGTCTACTGGTGTTACTGAGGTAAATGACAAGCGCATTGGTTCTGATAAATCTACTATTACAAACTTCTACATTAATAGTGGAGATGCTACAGATACAGGTATAGTAGGTTTGGCTGTCAACGAGGCATCTTTTGGTTGCGTTACAAACGGTGTTATTGAGAATTGCCACACAGGCGTAAACCAAGGGTCAACAGTATCTGGTAATGGTCGTGGCGATTATCTATCCCTAAATAACATCCAAGTATTTGGTGCTCGTGGGAACTCCTTCCAGACTACGGAAGATAGTGTAAGTATTGTCAACTGTAAAGCAATTGCAGCGGAGGATTACTTCTCTGAGGCTTTAAATAATCTTGTTATTGGGCAAACAGTAATACCAGTACCAAGAACTTTTGTAGCCGGGATTGTTAAGGTTTATAAGAATAACGTCCTTTTAACCCTGACAACTGACTATACCCTCACAGGAACTACCGCTGTCAATCTTGTCGTAGCAGCAGCTTCTGGTGATATTATTAGGGTTCAAACTCCCGGATCAAGGGGGGCTAACTTTACAACTAATGCTGAAGGCCGGTCTGCTATAAACAACATGCTAATTGGTTTTGTAGCTAAAGGCATGGTTACTCCAGTAGATGGTGACGCCACAAGCCTTGCAAGTTTAACCCAGATTGCAGTTAACGATGGTCGTGGGAGTGTCAGAACCCCTTCAGCATTAAATAGTGGTGAAGTTCAGGCATTTGGCCCCCTTGCAGACTATGAACTTGAACTAAGAAGCCAAGGTGTTGCGGGGGTAACCGCACGGTCTAATGGAACAAGAGCAGCTAGATTTGTTAACCCGGCAAGCGCAGTTAACTGGGCCGAGATTCAGGGGAGTATAGCTGGTACTGGCGTTCGTATTGGTGCTGCTGGCTCTGACACAAATATCAACGTTAGAATTGTACCAAAAGGCTCTACAGCGTCTGTAGAGATTCCTGTGGGTAATGTAAGGGCATTTGCAAACGACGCTGCTGCTGCCACAGGTGGCGTACCGGTCGGGGGTCTATATCGCATAGGCAATGCCATTCAAATCAGATTAGCGTAAGGAATAATAAATGCCCAATATTTCAAAACCCAATGATATCAACAACATTTGGGCATCTACTGGCGATGTAGTTGCTCCCGGCTCAACATATGTAGCTAATGGGTGGGAAGCTATCATCCCTCCACATGAGTATTTTAACTGGCTTGATAATCGTCAAGATCGTTTTAATGCTCATGTAAATCAACATGGTACTCCTGTCTGGGACTCTATCACCGAGTATCAGGCTGGTCTTAGTTATACTAAGGGTAGTGATGGTATTATCTACCGAGCCGTTACCACTAATAGCAACATAAACCCTGTTGGGGATCTTACCGGTGCTTGGGTTAATACAAACTCTAGTGGCATGGTAGTTATCTCAACTCTAGGTAACTCCACATGGGTTGTCCCTACTGCTCTTAGCAGCGGACTTAAGAAAGCTAAAATCACTGTTACAGGTGGTGGTGCTTCTGGTGGTAGTGGTGGGTCTGGTAACAGAGGTGCTGGTGGTGGTGCTGGTGGTACAGCAATTGGTAGCCTAGACCTGACAGGAGTTACCAGTGTCGCTGTCACAGTCGGCGCTGGCGGTGCTCGACGTACTAGTGGAGCCCTTGATGGTAATGATGGTACACAGAGTAAGTTTGGTACTAGCCTCTTTGGCAATGGTGGTGGCAATGGTGGCAGGTATGCTGTAAGTGCCCCTGTCGATGGGGGTTTTGGTGGTACTGCATCGGGAGGAAGTCTAAACCTCAAAGGTGGTGATGGCTCTGATGGACCTACAAACAGCTCCGGTGCTTCAAGTGGCGGCAGTGGCGATGGCGGTTCTTCCTATTGGGGCGGTTGCACACGTAGTAGTGCCTCAAGTATTGCAACGGCAAGCGCTTACGGCAGTGGTGGTGGTGGCGGTATCACCGGCAGTTCGCCGGGTGGTGATGGTGTTATTGTTATTGAATGGTAATAGCCAGCTCTATGAGGGTTTAACATGAGCGCCAACTCCAATCTGTATAAAAAGCTCCTTGGAGTTGGTCTTGGTTCTGCCTTGGCCATTTCAGGTGCATTCATCGTAGCACCATTTGAAGGCCAAGAAAACAAAGCTTATATTGACCCTGTGGGAATTGTAACTGTGTGTTATGGGAATACCGGCAAAGAAGCTGTTCTTGGAAAATCTTACACAGATGATCAGTGTCTGGATCAGATGGCTACAGACTTAAAAGAGCATGACAAGCAATTGATGTCTGTTGTTAAGGTTCCATTTAAGTCTGACTACCAACATGCTGCCATGCTTTCATTTGTTTACAATGCAGGGGTTGGTAATTTCTCGTCTAGTACCATGCTTAAGAAACTTAATGCAAAAGACTATGATGGGGCTTGTCAAGAGCTGACTAAATGGGTTTATGCGAAAAAGAAAATGCTGAGAGGCTTGGTTATCAGGCGCTCTGTAGAGTATAAATACTGTATCGGTGAAGTTCCAGTAGATATTAAAGAGGTGGTTAATGAAGGTAAAAATTAAACGTCCTACTTTGATAGAAGATTGGAAGAAGCAACTAAAGTCTTATTCCGCACTTAGCCTATTTGCTAACATTCTGATAGCTCTTGCATACGGCCTGTCACTAGCATTTGGAATGGGGCTTGTTTACATGAGCCCTTTCTACATTGTACTAGTAATGGGTGGTGTAGCGAGTCTTGGTGCTCTAGGTCGGTTCATAAAGCAACAGAAAGAGGATGAAGAGAATGTTCAATAGCTGGATGTTCTATCTCATTCTCGGTTTGTCTGCAAGTACCCTCACTTTAGGCTGGCTTTCTCTATCTCTGCACGACGATAAAGTGATAGCTGAGCAAGCACTAGTCCAAGCTATTAACGTCAATTCTGATATGCAAAAGTCCCTTAACTTAAAGGATTTAAGCTGTCAAATAGACTCACAGTCTGGTGCTGAGCTTGTAGCTGAGAAGAGTAAGATTGATGAAGGTATTTCTCCTGTAAACAGTCAACTTAAAGACTTGGCTACAGTAAAGAAAACACCAAGTAAAGTTGTCACTGCTGTGGCACCTAAACAAAACGAGACTATTAAAGATGAAAGCAATTTCTTGCCTGATGATGGGCTTCTTAGTCCTAATGTTACAGGGCTGCTTCGCAACGGCTGGTGTAGTGCCTACCCCGACAGTGACCAATGTGTTTCCACCGGACAACCTTCTGGTCAACCCTTGTAAACCTACTCCTGCGGGAGAAAGTCTTATTGATTTGGCTATTGCTCAGAATACCAACGTTGGGTGTATAGGGAAATGGGAAAAGCAGATGAATAAGATCAGGGATAACAAAGCAAAACAAAAGGCCCTTTATAATGTCAAATGACGATGCCAACATTAGGATCAACAACCTATGGGAGCGACTCTGTTTGGGTATGCTCTCTTTGATTGTTAGTGCATTATTCCTAACTTACCAAGCTCAACGAGCAGACTTCAAAGGTCTTGAAGAAAAAGTTCTCACGATGCAGACAGGTAAGGTAAACCGGGAAGATCTTCGAGAGGTAGAGAACAGGTTGAACAACAAGATTGATGCCAGTATCTCTGACCTAATTGCAAGAAGCGCAGCAGACAAACAAGAGATTATTCGTACCATCGAACTCTACTTTGTAGGTGTTAAAAACAAACAACGGTAGAGGCATCCAATGATATGGACGATACTTGAAAGGACTATTCACCTACTTACTTTTGTGCTGTTGGTAGCGATGTTGGCTATCATTATGACTAACAGTAAAAGCTCAGAGGATGTAGGTAACTTCGGTTTGAAGTTGGATGTGGTAAAGCAAGAGTCTCTGAATGCCATAAAGAATAATGTTGAATACTTTGAAAAACGTATTAACAATGTATCAGAGAAACAAGACAGTTATCAAGTTGGCACAGACCAACGTGTGTATGTGCTTGAGCAAAGGATGAAAGAATTGCAAGCTGATAAGAAGAATAATCAGAAAGTGGTTCAGAATAATATCCAGACACAGAACAATACAAATAATTAAAGCTAAGAATAAGAAGCCACTAGGCACACAGGCTACGCCATTAGCCTTATTTCAGATATGTTTAAGCCCCGAGGACGTGAGTCTTTCGGGGCTTTCTTTTGTCTAAATTTTATTCAGTTGTCTTAGATGCAACCTCAAATATAGTCTTCTCACTTCTCTGTGCTATTGGTTTCTCTTTAACAAGTGGAACTTGCAAGATCTGTTTCTGTTTAAACACCTCACTCTGTAGGTACGTATACCCACAGACTAGTACAACAACCAGAAGGAGCAAGCCAGCAATTAGATCTTCATAACCTTTCATGTTTTAATCCTCATGGATAACGAATATACTTAACTTTCTTAGACTTCTCAACAGCCTTTTGACGAGCTGCTTCTTGTTTATCATTCTCTACTAGTTCGAGCAAGCTGTCAATAATCTTCTTGGCTCTTTCTAAAGATCCATAAGGACCAAATTCCTTAGTGAAAACCTCTTTGCTCATAGAATCAGTATAGCCCATCCAATCAAGTTTCAACCGTGCAGGATACCAAGACAGAGAATCCTGCCAGACATGTACTTCGGCTGTGTATCCTGTGATTTCGATTCCATCATATGTTTTAGTAATTTGTTTAATTCGTGTTTTCATCTTCTTTCTCCTTATTATCTTCTTTGTAGATTTCTGCACTATGAACAGCATCACACCATAAAGTTGGGAGGGCGTCTTTCAATTCTTTTAGATTATTAATCAAGACATCAAGCTTTTCAATTCTTTTCTGTACATCCGAATCCTTGTAAATATTAAAATCTAGGTATATTTTCTTTGTGCAATCACCCAACTGAACTTCTGCATCCACACGAGGCTCTGTGTCATACTGCTCCATCTTTTCCAGAAGTGGAGTTGATGCTGTGACGACAATAAAACCTGTTTCGTCTGGTGAATCTGATAGGAATTGCTTTTTGGTTAACCTCACTTAAATTACTCCAAATCAAGTTCATATTCAAAGAAGAAACAATCAGAGCTTGCTCCATCGCGTCGTACCCATATAGTAGTTCCGTTTGGCTCTACGTAAGCTACCACACCAGACATTGCCCTGTTAAAACCGCACTGGTCGTTACCCTTAACACGATCACCAATCTTCAAAACTTTAACTTCTGGTTTTGGTGTCAATTTGATCACTTCCATTTCCAGTAATGAAATCTTATCAAGGAGGTCTTCTCGGTCATTATCATACACCTTAGGCCTATTAAAACGTGACATAAATTTAGCTACCGGGTTCTTCATTTTAAATTCTCCACAAAGAAAAAGACCACAAGCATCTCTGCCTATGGTCTGTAGTTTAGGCTTCTTTCAAAGCTGTGTCAAATTTTATTTTCTATGCTGCAAGATGGAGATATTTTGAGTAGTCAATCTTACCGGGCAAACCGCCGTGTGAATAGTCCGTGATTTTTTTCTCAAAAAAGTTACCATGCTTCGAACCGGACAACACCCACTCCATCCATTCCAAAGGATTCTTACCAACGTCCTTCATCGAACGAAGCTCCAACTGATACTCACGGAACTCACAGAGATAGGTAATATAGTCCTTCATCTCTTCGGCTGTCATACCTTCAGAACCGCCCATCTCATACACCAGATCAATGAACTTGTGTTCTGCTTTCTTGTAAGCGTCCACAAAAGATAGAATACAACGATCAAGTGCAGCATTCTCAAGTTCAGACAGAGATTTACGAGCTTCCTTCAGAGCACGAATATTGTTCGTTACATGCTCCTGTTCGTCTTTCAATGACCACTCGTTTACATCGTTAAACCCAATCAAGATCCCGTGACGACACATGTTCAGAAGTGTAGCAAAAGCAGCAAACAAACCAATACCTTCACCAAGAAGAATCTGTGCAAGCAGTACAGAAGTCTTCAACTCTTCAGATGAACCCTCTGGCGTCATATCTGCACTCATAACATCAAGTTTATCTACCATCTCAACATAGTCTGCAAATGCAATCCAGTCTTGGTCAGAGAAACCGAAGGTCTCAGCACACAAAGCATATGCACGCTGGTGGACAACTTCCCGTGCTGCAAAGGTAAGGAACATATTCCGAATTTCATTGTTCTTTACATGGGCCATCAACTTTGTATAACCAGCACCAACAGTCCGATCCATCTCAGTAAACAAACAAAGAGTTCGATCAAGGATATTCTTGTTCTGTTCATGACTTACAGTCTGTGTTGCTAGTCCGTTCTTACTGAAGTACTGCTGAGTATCATCTTGAAGATTAACCTGATGGATGTCCCAATACATCTCAATACTGTGTTTCTGTGCTGCTTCGACTGCCCAACTATATTGGAAAGGTCGATAAGACTTACTCTCTTCAAAAATACTCATTCAACCCTCGCATGCTTTACATTCATCGTAAACAATAGTTTTACGCACTGGGACACTGTTCAAAGGCAGCTTACCACCTACCCCTACACTTGCCTTGGCTACGCCTTTAGTGCGGCAATAGTATAAGCTTTTTACGCCAGAAGCCCAAGCTTTTACGTGAATATCTGACATCTCTTCCATCGTAATATCTTTAGGTACAAAGAGGTTCAAGCTTTGACTTTGACAAACAAACTTCTGACGAATCGCTGCCAATTCAACAATCCACATTGGGTCAATCTCGTAAGCAGTTTTGAATACCAGCTTCTCTTCAGAAGTCAAGCAATCCAGATGTTGTACGCTGCCTTCTGTCTCAACAATCGACTTCCAAATCTCAGGCGTATTAAATCCTTTCTCTTCAAGCAACTTCTCAAGGTATTTATTCTTGATTAGGAAGTTACCAGCCCGTCCCTGTGCGTTGAAAGCGCATCCACTCCAAGGCTCAATGCTTGGACTTACATCAATCAGACTACTTGAGCTGGCGTTGGGTGCAATAGCGAACAAATGACTATTACGCATACCACTACCACGAGTATCTGGTGACTCTCCCCGTTCTTTACCAAGTTGTAAACTCTCAGCAATACCTTGACGCTCGATATTAGAATGAATCATTGATACGTGTTGTGCTGCACTATTGAAGCCACCCGATTCAAAAGGAATCATCTTACTTTGCAAGTAAGAATGCCAGCCCAGCGAACCAATTCCGATTGCTCTTTCTTTAGAGGCGGAGTAGACAGCCCGTTTCAACTCTGGTGGTGCCAAACGAATAAAGTATTCAAGCACGTTATCCAGCAAACGAACCAAGTCAGCAACCAAACCCTTGTCTTTCCATTCATCGTACATCTCAAGATTCAAACTACTTAGGCAGCAAACAGCAGTTCGTTTATCCGATGTCATGAGCGTTACTTCACTACAAAGATTACTTTGACTTACATGGTACAAAGGACGTTTAATCCAAGGACGAATATTACGATTAACAGTGTCCTTAAACAACATATAGGGCTCACCAGTATCATAACGCAAGGTTAGCAACTCTTCCCACACTTCGCGAGCTGGCAACATACGTCCCGTTGGACCATGCTTTGGATCTACCAATTCATAATCTTCACCTTTAATCATAGACATCATAAAAGAGTCTGGGATATTCAAGGCGTTGTTCAAGTTAAAACATTTGTGATTCTGATCACCACCAACAGGATTACGCATTTCAATAAATGGCTTAACTTCTGGATGATCAATATCCAAGTAAGCTGCCATCGAACCTCGACGTGAAGCTGTTTGTTTATACGCCAATGTATCAGCATCATACCCAGCCAAGTGAGCCATTACCCCAGTAGACTTTTCATCTGGTGAACGATTAGATGCCCAAATACCGACACCACCGCCCATCATTGAAAGCCATTCTGCTTCACTACGAGCCTCTACCAAACCTTTCTTAGTGTCTGGAATCTTAGATAAGAAGCAAGAAATAGGCATTCCATCAGGGTCTACGTTCTCTGCCAACCAATCAGAAGCCTCTTCAAATTGATCTTTACCAAATGTAGGCCATTCAATATCTACAGCATTGCTCAGCACCGGGCTTGCAAAAGTAAACCATTTGTTACTTACAGCATGGTAGATACGTTCTGCAAACTCGTAGTCTCCGAAAGAGTAACATGTAGCAGCACGAGCAAAAGACTCTTGTGGACTGTTTTCATGATCTTTCTTGTAAAAGCCCTTACGGGTTAACATAGCCTTACCCTGTTCAGGGATCAGGTTGTCTCGTGCGTAATCAATGTAAATCCCCAGATATTCTTTTAGTGTATCTTCGTCAACTTCTTTCAAACCCCAATCTCCTTAATTAGCGTGTCGTTCAAGTTCAGACACAATGTGTGCCGTATTACTATAATTCTTACCCATGTTCATCAACTGAATACGTAGGTCTAGGTCACAATTAGCCACGATATTTTCCCAGCTGCTTGCCCCAGACTTCAGCCAGTTAATATCGGACCTTTCAATTCCTACAAATCGTTCACAGCTTACAATATTCCCACGCAAATTACGATGCTTAGAATACTCAAGTGTGTATGGCTCTTCTACATCAATGCCATTATCAAAAAGAATCTTTTCAAGAGTTGCTTTATCATCACTACCGAAAGCAGCTTTGAAATTATCAATTAGAAGCAAATCACTAATGCTCAACACATGTCCGATACCACTCATACTTCTACCCCATTAGTCAAATCTTCTTGAAAGTATTCAAATGCCGAAACATCATTATTTAGTGCCAGTTCAATATCTTCGATAGTGTCAACAATGTACCGGCTTGATTCTGAGATTGACATACCAAGTCGTACCATATACAGATTCTGAAGTTCTTGGATAAAGTTGGAAATTGTGTATTCGTTATTAATCATTTTTATTTCTCCTCAACGTAAATGTATTCTGCACCTTGTTCCAAAATCTTACGATACTGCATCCATGAATCTTCTGTATGGAAATTACCACTCATCTCAAAATCCCCATTTCTTGCCCGGGCTTGATGTTCCGTAGGGCTAAAGTGTGGTGGATCTTCTTTATATTTCCCGTACTCTGGAAGGTTTAGCATACCATAAATCTTCTTAGCTTTCTCAAGAGTATCGTCTAATTTACGATAACTTACTTGTCCACAGCAAGATGCAGAAATCATCAAAGCATCTTTAAGTGGAATACCACAATCTTTCAACCAATAACCATCTCCGAAGTAAGGCATATGCCAATCATCAGGACCAAGTTGTGCAATACTGCTGTCTTTGATCGCATCGCTCATCTCAACCGCCAGTGCCCTAATCTCTGGTTGAGCATCTTTGTGTAGACGTAAATCAAAGAATGCTTGCCAAGCTTTATATGTTGCAGTAGTTACACCTTTTGTCCACATGAAAGGTTCAAGAAGACGGTTAACAATTTGTTTATGGTAACCCTGAGCATTCAGTGTTTCTGCTCTACTGGCTGCTTCAAGTGCTGCGCCCATCCACTGATATTGACCTTGTCCGAAAGCATCCCAGCTGGCTACTTCTTCGTTAGCAACCATCCCCGGCTCATTCTTACCCCAGTGTACAGGAAGTGCCGGGTTATTACGAACTTGATCAATCATTTGTTTTACAGGCACAGCACGAGAACTTTGAAAGTTACGGCTAGGACTTCGATGAGTGTTGAATTCAGGAAGCACAAAACGATGAAGTTCAATTTCAAGTGTGATTAACCGACTACCTTCAAACATACTATCTGCAATTACTTTAGCTGATGGACTACTCAACTTGCTTCTCCTTACTATTCAAATACTCTTCAACTTCTTTCCAACTAATGTCTGGAAAGTACACGTACATCATGCCAGATTTAGCTAAGTTTGTATAGTCTTCTTTCGATTTTATAATGTCTTGCCAAACAAGCTTTGGTCGTTGTGTTGGTACAACTGCTGTGATCATTTACCACTACTCCCAAACCCACCCTCTCCACGGACAGTCTCACTCAAACTATCCACTTCCTCAAACATCACTTTCTGATAAGGAATCACCATCCCTTGTGCAATTCGATCACCAGCGTTAACCTCAAGTCCCCAACCTTGTTTATCACAAGACAACTTGACTTTAAGCTCTCCTCGGTAGTCTGAATCAATTACACCAACACAATTGCTTAGACGTACATCATTCTTGAACCCATGACCACTTCGACTAAAGATTAGCATTACATGATTTTCTGGAATTTCAAATGCAAGGCCAGTTGAATAAGTATGTGGTGCATTATAGTCTGTATCACCATTTAGCATTGTGTAGATATCAAAACAACCGCTGCCATCTGTTGCGTAGGTTGGAAGCTTAGCGGATTCGTACAGACGTTTTACTTTGACTTTCAAAATTTACTCCTTAATAAGACTTTTAATTACATCAGCAGTTTTGTTTAGCATTTCTTTATCTTCTTCAAACTCATCACCATACATATCTTGGTGAAGTTCTAACTGTTGCTCTAGAAAGTCAACAATAAGATACAAATCATCTTGATCATATTTAATCATAAACAGTCTCTCCTGTAACCTTGTTATTAAAATGACGCCTTACAACATATCCCCTGCCCAAACTCCAAACAGTACAGAGAATAGTTGTGGAAGTGGCAATCCCAACAGGGGTTGTAAAGAACATCAAACAACCCATCGTAATCAACCAACTCCCTACCATGCCTATTGTAGTGTTTGTGCAGGTTTCAATCAAGGATTGTTTCTTAGTTTGTTTCATTTAATCTTACCTGTCAACACAAGTTCAAGTTCAGCTAATACGTTGAAAGCGGCGTGTGCCAAATGAACAATATTACTCTCTTCGTCAGTCCTGTTAATAGCTGCAACACCTTCAGCCTTTTGAATAAATCCTTTCACTCGATGGCGACTAGCAGCGGCAGAGAATTCAGTCTCAGGGTTTGGAAGACCTTTCCAGTCATGAGGCTTGTAGCCTTTGTTCTCTGCTGCCCATGTCATTACTTTTGCAACTTCATTGATAGCGTTAGGGAAGCCTGAGTCGAATAGGTCCATTTGGACTTTACCAACTTTACGTTCTTCTAGGATTGGTCGGGCAATAGAGTCTTGACTTACGCTCAATAGCTCAAGTTCATTTTCATAAAATGCTTCTGGCCCTGTCTCACCTTCAGCGCATATCTCGTAGTCACCGAACAGTGTGTTAGAAACTACATAACCAATCCAACCTTCTGCAATAGAGGGTGTGTCACAGATAGCAATTACTTTGTCCCCGATTTTAAACTTCTTACTTACAATCGTCATTCGATACAGCCTCCTTCAATCGTTTAATCTGCTCAAGCATATCCGCTTGATGTTGTTTGAGATTATAGATTTCTTTAGTTAAGCTGTCAATCGAATTCTCCAAGCGATTGACAGTGTTCTTTAGTTTGTAGTCTTCCACTATTTCGCCACCTGCTGCTTCTCTTCCCACATCTTACGACATTGTTCACAATCGGCAGTAGGCTTGCGGATAACTTTATATTGTGGGTGTTTTTTACACTTCATAGTTTACGCCTCAATAGTAGCCAATAATTCTTTATTTGGTTCGTCACCGTAGTATTCCTTAGATAACTTGTCGTAAAGTATGGCAGCTTCTACATCGTCTGTAAAGTTTTTATCTACAATTGTTTTACCTTTAAACACAAGCTTCATTCTCCACTTCTGTGAGAACTTGTGCCACACAACCCCAATAAATCTTGAAGGGTTAGTTGTATTTTTATAGGTAAGTTTACGTCTTCCGTGACTTTGGACACCATTATCAGACCACCTGCAATTATCTTTACAGTAGTGCCCATTTACATCAACACGGTCAATACTCAATCCATTAGGTGCTTCACCCATATCCTCGAAAAACCTCTGAAAGTCTTCCCAACCATCTAAGAGTTGAATACCACGACCTCCATAATTCTCCCACTCTTCATTCTCAGGATTGGTGCATCTTTGTTTCATATTAGCCCAAGAGCCATATGTAGCAGTTCCTGTCATTCCATGAGTTGTGAATCTTTCCTTAACGCCATCAATCATTGCACAACCACAGGAACTGCTAGTACCATTAGTTAGTCGTCGGCCATCCACCTCCCTGATAACCCCGCACAAGCATTTACAGACATATTTCTTTCTGTTATCCGAGGATTTTTCATCAGACCTATAAAGTACAGACCACCTTCCAAACTGTTGCCCTGTTAGATCAGTTTTCTTCCCCATAAGATCCTCACACAATGTTTCTCAACAAACTGTCACGCTTAACTTTAGAGAGCAGATTCACACTACCTCGACGTTGTTGTCCAGTTACAGTGTTACGATAGCGGTCATACTTCCCAAGATTAGAGTAAACAAAACCTTCTTTCACCCACTCTTCGTTGTTACTAGGTTCATCGTCGTATACGTCAAAGTTAGGAAGCTTTGCGTCCCATGGACTGATAATCAGGTAGAGTTCTTCTAGGCTTAAGATGTCTAGAATATTGTAATCTTCCATCTCACAGAAAGCTTCCAAATTACCTTTTAAGCACTCACTCCAAAGCTCGAAACCAGAGAATTTTGCATGTCCTGATTTCTTATATTTTGTGCAAAGTGTGTCCGTCATATACTGAAGCTTGTTACTTGTAAAACCAAACTGAGACTTTGCAATCTGTAAGACATCGATGTGACGATATGCACTTGGAGGCTTCATTCCATGAATAACAAATCTGGCATTTAGCTTTTTCTGATCGAATTTTTTACCATTCTGAGTGATAACAAAATCACACTCATCGAGAAGTTTCCAGATACCTTGTAGAAGTTCTTTATCATCCTCTACATTCTTAGCATCACGCTGATCTTGATAGTAAATATCATCCTCACCAAGAAACTTCGCAGCCCAGCTCAATACGTGCCAGTCAGAATGAATTTGGTTCAGACCAATATTGTTATCCCAAAGCGACCAACAGTAACCAAGCAATGGGGCCGTTTCAATATCATAAATGAGAACTCGTGGACCTTTCTTTGCAGTCGCCGGTACCGATTTAAACTCTTTACGCAAGTAATCGGAAACAGTTGACTTACTTACATCAAGAAGTTCTGCAATCTTCCTCCAACTCTTGCCCGTCTTAGCTAGTTCAATTGCCTGTTGTTTCCATTCTACTTCACTCAATTAAATCTCTCCCTTCAATTCTAAAATAAGCTGATAAAGCTTGTTATTGATGTCAAGCACAGTGTCCAGCGTCTCTTGCTTCTGGTAAACACTGAAAGTATGAAAGTCCCTACTTATGATCTCATTCCGCCCGACCCAGAAGTCTAACTTAGAGATAGTGTGCTCTATCGAGTTACCTGCGTCTGGTTTCTTTGGAAACATCTCTATAACTGACATATCTAACCTCCGGTTACACACCCAAGACTGAGCACCACACATTAAAAAAGACACTAAACTGGATAAATTCACACCAGAAGATTGCTGTCCAATAATTATTCAGAAGCCAATCTTTGATTTCAGGATCAGACGGATAATCAATCGTATAATATTTCATTTGAATTGTTCACTCCAGTCTTCTTCTGATGGGGGTATGTTGTCAATAAGATAGGATTCTTGTTTCATGGCTAGTTCAAGCAATTTATCAAGCTTAAGATTAAGCGTAGAAATTTGAATAGTTAATTCCTGATAGGATTCAAGGTTGGACATCTTAGTTTTGTCAGTCATTCTACACTCTCCAAAAATTTAACGATTTCATTATGTACTTGATAATCACAACGACCTAGGACAGATCGAAGAAGGTTAATAGCCTCATCAAGTTTACTGTGAGCTTCATATTTCAACTCTACAACCTCAAAGATATCTTGCTCTGAGAACAGTGGACTGCGCTTACTTGCCTGACCACCAACCCAACGAGATGGCTCTTCAATATAATCAAGACCATACTTAGTCATTGTAGTGCCAAACATACTCTGGTTAAAAGCATTCTTAGCATGTCCCGGTTGTTTCCAAGAGGATTTACCAGACCGTGCAATGAACAACTCTTTTGTTTCTTTGTGTTGGATTATGTAGGTTTTATTTGGATTCATTCTTCATTTCCTCCTCAATTTGCTTACGTCTTTTTTGAGCATTGCTTGCTGGCACTATACCATGTTCTTTAAGCCAAGCAACGTCTTTCTTTGCCTTGCAGAGGGAAATAATCTCTTTTTGAATGAGTGCGTCTTCGAAACTAATCCCCATCCGTTCAGCATAAGATTTTACTTTGTGCGCTTCCTTATTGACCAAAGCCATTTCATCTTTATCACAACACAAGTGAAGAATGAAGGGGAGGACATCTTCCCAATCAGTGAATTTTACATTACCAATCTTATGATCCACTTCCAGCAAAGACTTCCCTGTCCACTCTCCTGTCAACTCACAGTAAGCTCCAGACTTTGCACGTCCTTTGTAATCGTCTGGTGGCTTGGAACACCCTTCATTCTTGAACTGCATCTTTGGTGGGTAGAACTGCCAGATAGATTTTCTGAGTGCTCCTCTAAGCCAAGTGAAAAAGCTAGACTTTGTAGGCCAAACATCTGGAGATTGTTTCCAAGGTTCCTTCATACTATACCCATATTCTGCATAACTTCACGGATATTTACAAAGTCACCTTCCCAACGTAGCATGTGAATTCCATCCCAATATATTTGTGCAACACCAAGGTAATCTTTTGTAACTTCACGTCCACATTGATCAGTGTAAGTTACTTCTTCTGGATACCACTTCTTGTACATGTCATGCACAGCTTGCCAACATTCTTGTTCTGTCTCCAAATCTTTGAGTAGCTTGTATCCAGACTTTTCCCCAAACTTAATTTTAGCAAGGTAGCAAGGATTCAATCCGTCAATCGCATCACCAACAATCCACTGAAGATACTTCCATTTACTACCGTGGCCCCTTACTTTACCTTTGTCATCTAAAACTAGTTCACCAAGACCTTTAACAAACAAGGGTTCTTGCATCCGATCCCAATTGTACACCCAGCCATCGGTACCCATACTATCTTTATCTGTGCTACAACCAATGATTTTAGTCTTGGTTTTAATCCCATCATGTTGACGAATGGAGATTTTATCATCAGCTTCACCAATAACAACTTCAGCCTTATGAACCCCTTTCAAATACTCCATAACTTCCTTAAGTTGGAGGGGTTTTACTAGTCCTGAGCGGTTTCCCTTGTAGCGTTGAGGTAGGGGTAGCTCATCACGAAAGTTGTCTTTTCCACTAAGATAAATCTCGTACTTATCTGTTCCACAAGTTTCACAGATACCTTGGATCATCCGCTTGACTGTGTGTAAAGCATAAGAGATATCTTCAGCGTTTTGTGTATCTGTAATCTCAAAGTCTTCTAGTGGAAATTTATCACCGATTGTTTCTTTAAGTTCAGTACGGTGCTTGAATACTTTACTGCGCTGACTAGGTTTGTGTAAAGCAATAATTCCACGAGTTTCATTTGCAGCAGAGGCTTTAAAAGCCAGCAAATCTCCATCGATGATGCATATTGGTTTACTCATTTAAGAACCTTCTGCCATTAGATAAACTTTAGGCGTAACACCAAACTGCTTCTCAAGTTTAACGACAGCATTACCAATTTGTTCAGGAAGGTTTGCACTGAGTTCTACGGTTGAATACTCACTACTGGATACAACTACTTCACCAAAGATACAATCATCTGTATCAGCATCATAATATGGACCAGAACGTTCTAGGCCTTCATCTTCTGACCAATCATAGAAGTCTAATTCTGTATCTGTCGAATTCATAATATCTTCAGCTTCGCTGTAAGTGTAACCAACAGCAATAACTCCACGATATGAAATACCCATAATGTTTTCTCCTTATACAAATAAGGGCTCTTTCGAGCCCAAACAAACCTTAGTTATATTCACCACTAATCTCTTTATAAAACTCTACAAAGTCTTTAGCCTTAGCAATCTTATCTTCTTCTTTGTCAATGTTATTACGAACATAAACTTCAGCGGCTTTCAGCGTTGACTTAACTACAGCCTTCTCAATACCAAGTTCATTCTCGTTCTTCTGATAAGTGTACTCTTCAGCGAGGGAATTCAAGTCTTGCTCAAGGGTTACGATTTCATTGAACAGCGCTTTTGCTCGTTCGTACAGGGATTCTTTAGATAGGGTGATGCTCATATATATTTCTCCTAATTAATAAATTTCAATACCAAAGTTAATCTCACCCATCAGTTCAGTATTACCGCTCTCTGTTTTATAAGCATATAGAAAGGGTTTAACTTCGTCTACACGTTTTCCAATAGTACAGAAGCGAGCTGGTCCACAAGTATGAATTTTACCAATCTTTGCAACTTTATCTGGGCGCACATTCCAGTCATAAGCTTTAAGCAAACCATCATCCAATACTGGAACTTGCTGAGGAAGTTTTTGCTCAATGTAGCCAGAAACAGTGCGCCAGAACGCAGCAGAAATTGTTTCAAGTTTCTTTGCTTGTGCTACGTAGTCTGTTGTCGGATAAACATCATCCAAAGGATAGTGCTTTACAAGTTTACGATCCTCAGACCATTCAATATCAAACTTGGACAATAGGGCAAGTGCTTTATCTTTCTCTTTACTACCAATTGCATTTAATTCAGAGGTAATGTCTGTGACATTTGGTGTGAACTCTTTTATTTCTAAAATCATAAATCTCTCCTTAAATAAGTGACTCATCCTTGAGTCATTGTGTTAGATCAGAAAGGGAGCAAATCTTGCTCTTCTTCGTCCAGTTCTACAGGCGCTGGCTTAGCCTTCGGTGCTGGGGCTTCCTTTTCAGCAGGCTTAGCCTCAACCTTTTTCATTGCATAAGTGCCAAGTACATCATCCACCACATTACCATCACCACCTTTACTTTCATAAGGAATGTGCTCAACTACTTGTACAGTATCCAGAGTAACAGTGAGCTGACCTTCAGGGTTACGATAGCCGAACAATTTCAAAGTACAAACTGAGCCATTACCAATATCTTGAGTAAAGGCTTGACCTTCTTTGTCAATAACATTGACAGTCATTGGGTTGCCCTTCTTGCTGAACTCAGGCTTAGCCAAACCAAAGCCGTACATCCCCTCTACAACATCGTAGTTAGTCTTACCTTCCTCGACATCCTTGGACAAAGGATATTTAATACGACGCGGTGGCTTAGTGGTCTTGTCCTTACCAACCAAGGCAAAACCTTTGTTCAACATCACTTCGTCCAGCAATTTATCCTTAGTTGCCTCATCCACGAACGCTGTCAGACTGAACTCTTTGTCCGTACTCTGGTACTTGCTTTTGGGAGAATGTACAGCAGCATAGAACACAGGAGCATTCAGTACATATACATTAAAAGTTTCCAAAGTACCGGACTTAGGGAGTTGCTTGACAATTACAGAAGTAGTCATTTAATTTTCTCTATTAAGTTGTGTATAGTTTTGTTCACATTATTGTGAGGGTATATCTGCCTTTCGACAAATTCTTTACATAAAGCCTACAGCAATCCAGCCAAGGAACAGTGCGAATGCTGGCATCAGTACACCCACTGTAACAGATGTTGCCCAATCATCACTGCTTTTTTCTTTGCCAATTTCAAGCCCGCGAGTATTGAGGAACAAACCGAACAATACACTAAGACCATAAGCATGTGCAAGTTTAATTGGTACTACACCAAGAGGCACTACGAACCATGCCCACAGAACATGAATTGCATATCCCCACCAAAGACCCAGAAGTGCCAGCCCAACTACAGCGCCTAGAACCAAAAGAATTGCTTTCATTTATTTCTCCTTAATGTTTAGTTGGTTCAGTTTTCTTCTTGGCTACTTTAATCTCTGTCACATTCCCAGCTTCTTCATTCTCAAAAGGACTTTCACCCGAAAGATGATCACCAAACAACTGACTATCAACAAAGCTCTTTACAGCCTGATTCATAGCATCTCGTTTAGATTGCTCCCACTGAAAGAAATCGGCTGCATCTGAGAAGACATATTCTACAGTGGAAATTGATGCATCACCAACTTTTTCTACAGAATCTTTTAATGTTACGCTGCCCATTATCGCACCTGTTTGCTAGCAATACGGGCGAACTCTTCTTGATAAATTTTCACAGATTTATTCCCGTTAGCTTTCAAGTCACGAAGATATGAGCGGGCCTGTTCGCGTGTTTCTACTTCTGCATAGATAGTGGTGTCATCTGCTACGGTGTATTGGATCTTGGTTTGCATTTTGTTTCTCCTCAGAATGTAGTTGGTTGTGCAACAGAACGAATGGCAGCCATGAAGCCTTTTTGCAAATCAGTCTTAGCAATTGCTACCCAACGCTGATCCAGTTGACTGTTAGCCTCAAGTTCTTCAATCAGGAACCCAATACGCTCAGCTTCTTTCTTTACAGCATTCATTGCATTAATTTCTTCTTGACTAAGATCACGATAACCTTTGATCAATGTGTGTTGGTCTTTCATCTCTTCTCTCCTTTACAATTTAATTTGTACTACCATTCTCGCATGATTTATTGGGTTTGTACAGCGGTATTTTCAGTTTCTTTTCAGCCTACAGAATCAATTAAAGCCTTTGCTTCTTGGACAAAATATCTGTAGTCCAAATCCCAAGAAAAGTCCTTGATGTCGTTACATGGTTTCACATCCCAACTGGTGTCAATACCCATGCGTCTCCATTCACCACCTTCAGCCAATGGTGGCATCACCTTGATAAGTTTACCACCTTCTTTCGAAGGATAGTAGCGGCAAATGTTTTGTAGCTCAATTTCTTCGCCATCCCCCATAACCATCAAAAGCTTACTACTTCTTGGTACTTTTGTCCTTAAACAAAAGTCATATTTGTCACGGTGTAGTCGAATAAAGTCTTCGTAGTCACCCATCTCCAAAAGATGATAGAGTGCAGCCATTGACACAACCATGGATGACTGATTTTTTTGCCAACCGATTTTATCAAATGGCATTACTTCATATGCACCTTTTGTTTTTACTTTACCGGATGAAATCAAATCCCGGATGATTTTTACTTCGTCTTCGTGGTCCACGAATCTCTTTCTCCATGGTCGTCGTCAAAATTATACTTTTCGTTAGCACTTTTCCTAGCTGCGGCTGCCAATTCTACAGTATCAAAAGTACCAAGTCCAATCAATTTACCATTAATTTTGATTCGTGCTCTGTACCTACCACTACTCGACAAGTATACACCGTTGTACCCGGTTGTGTTATTTTCATTCTTCCCTCTATTTCTCATATTCTCTAGTGGTGTGGACAACCTAAGATTTTCAATTCTATTGTCTTGTTTATCACCATTAATGTGGTCAATACTTGGATTAGGGTACTCACCATGTGTAATATACCAAGCTAGTTTATGAGCTGAATACTTCTCCTCACCTACTGAAATTTCTAGGTAACCCCTTGAACTAGCATTACCTATTGTTTCACCCAATCTCCACATATGTGCAGGATGATCATTGAGAATCTTAGTTCTTGTGAATTCACCTGTCAATGGGTCATAACTTACATAATTAATAAATTCTTCTAATTTCACTTCTATTCCTTAATTGCAATATATGAATTGACATCGCGTATGAACATTGCTGAATAATCAAGACCTTCCATCTCAAGTTTAGTTTCTGTCTCCCACCAGTTAACCCATTTATCATCCTCCCCAATAAGGTCAGTATCAATAATATATTCAAAACCGTCTGTATTACACATTACAATCTGCACATTACAGTGATCAATCAACTTCTCCATGAGCATACATAGCGATAACTGTCCACCGATAGTAATACTCATTGTATACGCTGGGTCATAAAGTGGGCTAAACTCGTTATTCGTTTCCCCGTACGAACCATTCAAAGCTAGTTTGAGTGCAGCGTTACCCGCTGAACCTTTTGCTGTCTTTGTGCGCTCGTCATATAGTGAAGCATTAACATCACAGAAAGTCGTACCTAAGTGTTTAGGATAAATCTGATTTGAAATCCCCATGTTTGGATAAAAAGATTTTACATCGAGCGAACGAATCTTTCTTTTCTCTGTACTTCTAATTGTACCTTGTTTGGCGCCGTGGATACCCCCCACACCGTAGTCATATCGAAACCCATTGATTACTACGTTGAGAGTTTCTGCTACGTTCCAACACCAGTAATAGCTCTTTGCTCCTTTAGGGCTCTTAAGCTCTTTCTCTTCAATCCAACCCATCGGTTGCTCTTTCTTCAGTTCAACAAGTTGCTCTTCTTTTGGGTAGAAGGTTTTACTCCGAGTCCCTTTAAAATCATCGAAGTCATACTTTGTACAGTCAGCTTGATTACCAAGTTTCTTTTTCTTCACCACCATTTCAGCATACTTAGCAACATCCCCCAACTGATGTTCCATCAAATCACTGAACACACCCTTTGTCTCAGTAATAACCTGATCCTGAAACCATTTATGGACAGCTTGAAATTCAGGTCGGTCAAACTTAATGTAAGGAAATAGACAATCTTTAATGATGATCTTATCACGCTTCGTCTGCCGGATCTTTCGACCAAACTTAGTCACTTCATAACAACAACCCGGACTCACCTTCTCAAGCGTGCGAATAAACAATTCTTTACCAATCTTCGTGTCATTAAAATTGGTACAATCAAATCCGAATTGTTTTGTAAGATCACCCCGCAGTTTAAGATTTTCATAAGAATACCAGTAAAACTTTAGTGTCTCGCTAACGTCGTGTTTGTTGTATTTCAACAATACATCTTTTTCATGATCATTAAGAATCTTTCCAACAGGGAACGGTAAATCCTCAATATTAGGGGATCGCATGTTGTACTCAAGCATTTTTAGGGATGTAGCCCGAGCGTGGTTATCAAAATGGTGGATTTTAAACAAATCAACCTGTGGGATAATTACATCCTTTTCCTTAATTGCACTACCAAACTTCTCATCTTTGCTTGAGTTGATCAACTTCATTGCTACATCATAAATTTGTTTTGCTGTTATCTTAAGTTTTTTATCTGTCCCATGAACAGCACGAGCTTTCTCTAGAATGAAATGAAGAACTGGGTAATCGAAGTTCAGGTTGTTAAATCCAACAAAACGATGTCCAGCACTCTTTACCTTACGGAAGAAATCAAGAAGGTCTTCTACTTCATTTTTACGATCACTAATTTCAAAGGCTCGCATACCTTTGCCGTTTGAGTAGACAGCAGCGAACGTAAAGGTATTTGGATAAGTTTCGATATCAAAAATCCAGTCCCCCTCAAAGAATTTCTTTTCCAATGCTAAATCTCCTAGATTGAACGGAGGATTTTAGCCCTCCTTTTATTAAAAGTCAACCATGTGTGCTGGAATTTCTAGACTTTCCACCGATGGTGGCTCATCCATTAGACTTTCTTCAATATATGGATCAGAGGTCGCAAACATATGTGTAGTCGCACCATCATAACGCAACCATCCTGCGTCTCCGGTATTCCCTGTCCGACGACATTTGACCAATTGCAGCTTAGTGGCTGACTTTTTAATCGGACAAGGGTTCATCTTATCACGGCTGATCAAAATTGTATTGAATGCAATTTGGTTCAGACTTGAGGAACCCATTAATTGATATTCAGTTACAGCGTGTGGATTCTCTTCAGAAGGCTTGCGCATGTGTGAGATAGCAACTACACAAGTATCCGTCTCCTTTGCAAACTTCAACAGTGTATCCATAAACTCAATGATTGCACCGTTATCGCTACTGTTCACACCAGCCTGAACTGGATCGATAACAATCACATCACAGTTCTCAGCCTTCGCCAGATAGTTAAGTTTATCAAAAATCTCAGCAGTTGAAATACTACCTTGATGGTCAACATAAACGAACTGATCTTTCTTTGCAAGGTTCTCAAAGAAACGATTCTTCAGAGCTTCAATATCTACGTTCTCACGATTGACAGTCCGCAAGTTCATACCAGCGTCAAGCGACAGCAGATCACGTACAACTTCGCGTTTGGTGCCTTCCAGATACATCGCACCTACTTTAAACTGTGTGTTCTCAATGAGTGAGTAGACTACGTTGTTTACAATCGAGCTTTTACCGATAGATGTCAATGCACCAATGATTGTGATTTCACCCTTTTCCATACCACCATTCATCATTTCATTCAAGTGCGACCAAGACGAAGGAAATGGAATCTTTACGTTATTGTCTTCACTTTCAAAATCATCCCACATTTGACTCAAGTGTAAAACATCAACCCGGCTAAATGGTGTAGCTTTCCAGAAGAGTTGTTTAAGCTCTGCTGTACGACCAGTTTTAACCATGTCAGAGGCATCTTTAACGCCTTGTGGAAGCTTTGCAATGAATGCCTTACCCGGAGTAAGGAGTCGTGCAGCTTCTTCTACATACTTCTGTGCCGATTCATCTTGATCAAACGAAAGGATTACTTTAGAAAAACTGTTAATATATTCAAAGTTAGCCTTGAATTGTTTGATAATACTACCATCACCACACGTTACGCTAACACATGGCGTCCAGTATTCTACACCATCTTTCTTCGAATAGAGAGCTTGGGCAAATGCCAGAGCATCTTCTTCTCCCGTGGTGATTACCAAATACTTTTGACCAGCTTCAAAGACAGACTGACCAAAGAGTTCATTAGTTGCCTTAGTGCTACCAATTCCAACAAAGTCTTTAGGATTCAAACGTTTCTTAAATCCTACAATCTTACCATCAGATGTCGATGGATAATAACGAGCTGTCACATCAAAGCCATTTTCAACTTCTGTGTGGACGCCATATTTAGTCGATACCGGCTGACCAATGCCACGTTCTTTCCAACCACGAAATGGGATTGCTTGAATGTTTGTAAAATCCACTACTTCTGACACTTTATGTTTCCCCTCTTTAATCTTAATACCAACCTCTTCAAGTTGGTCATGATTGAAGTAATTTGTGCAAACAAAACAGAACGCATCGTTAACATGCTTTCCATCAATTTCTTTCTGATACACAGCCATACCATCTGACGACGAACAGTCATCTCCAATACAAGCAGCATGGTACAACAACTCTCCGTCTGGTCGCTCTTGTTTACTCACGCCCTTCTCCCCTCCAACACCCTGCAAAGAATATTAATCAAATTGCTTCAAGAATAGCAAGGATGTTCAGCCATAGATCTCTTCTTCACATTCTGAACAAATACTAATCTCACTGTCAAGAGCTTCCTTCTTACCTTCCTCAAAGGCTTCTTTCAAGTCTTGTTCACTATACATATCCTGAAAGATGTATTCAAGGAACGAATCAAGGTCGTACCCGTTACACTCAAGCAAGCCTGAATACGCGAGTGATCGCAGTTCTTCACTAGAATATTTACGATAGTCTTTAACAATGTTAATCATAGCCATCAATACACCTCATAATAACTTTTAAGGGTTTCGTAGTCAACCAAGATTTCTTCACTAGCTTTGCTGAACAAGAAATTATAGTTAAACTCACAATCACGAAAGATTCGCCCATCTTGTTCTTCAGATTCCAAAAGATCCTGAATGCAAGATTCAATTTCTTTGTCTTCTTCTGTCTCAACAGTAAATTTAGAGATAGCCCATTCTACAGGCCCAAACCCATCATTCCAATCATTACGCACAGCCTCCATCGAACGTGCTAGTGCAAAGTATTTATCCTTGCTATCCAGCACTTCAAGGACATCAGACCATTCAAAGTCATCGTCAAGATTATATTTAACCTGCAACCTCGCCTTAGCCAACACTTCTTTCTTAGCTTTCTCGGTCTTTTCTGCCTCTTGCAGCTCTTTACGGATCGTACCCTTAAGAGTGTCAGCGTGACGCTTCAACGAGTCTTCAGCACTCTTAATTAGCGTTAACATACGGTCTTTCTCATCACTCACAGGAACATTGCGCTGCAAGTCCCCAAGGTATCCAGCAGAATGAGTTGTTGTAGTCTTTGTACGTGAACGCTGAGTCTTAAATTCTGATGTACTGTAGTTATTCGGAATCCCAATGTCCTTCATAATCTGTGTGATCTTCTCACGTACTTTCAGATTGTTTTCAATAGCTGGGATGTTGGCTTGGTGTTCTTCCAAGACTTTAGCTCGTTCTTGCTCAGCTTTGGTTAGCAAGGAAGAAAGCTTGCTTTCAACTTCCTCAATAGTTTTAGGGTCACGTTCATAATAGCTGCTGCCATATTTGAAAGCATTGCCAGCGTATGTATTAGCTACAGAAGGTGTTGTGATTTTATTCAACTTCATCACTGAAGGAATATTGCTTTCAGCTTTCTTTTCGAGGTCAGACACAAGACCTTTCACGAATGAGAATGCTTCATCAATGTTCTTTACGTATTTCATCACTATTCCTCCCACCCATTCAATTTATTTTCAATCTCACTTACCTGCTGCATATGTTTATCAATCACTGTAAGTAATCACTTCTTTCCCACAATTACCACAGTTGAAACCTTTAGTGGTGCACATGCAGCCAGAAATATCACGTCCTTTGTATAGTTCCCGTTCCTCATTGGGAAGGTACTCGTTGATGCTACCACATGCACGACAGGTTGCACGCTTATAAACTGTCTGATCTTGACCTACTACTTTAGGCATTATTTAACCTCCAACGTAGCATTCACTGGTGTAAAGACGTCACCTTTGTGCTCATCTTCATCATAAACTTCTCCACTGTCAAGGCATACTGTTTTATAGTCTTGTGTGAAGATCATATATTTTTGAAATCGACTAGAAATGTATACTTGACCAAATACTAAAAGCTCCCAACCAAGCTCTTTAAATTCACGACTTCTATCATTGATATTCATCCCATCTCTCCCACAGCCGCCATTCTTCGAATAACCTTTCGCTGCATAGCATTACATTAATAATTCATTCAAATTTATTTGCTTACATTTCTAAGCCTTTCAGTAGAGACTTTAGTCTCGTCGCATCTTGTCACATCGTTTGTGAGGGGTCAAGAGGTTTATTGAATCTGAGTGCTACGACCATCATAACGAATCACTTCACCGTATTCGCCGATGCCAACATTTGCATCCGAAGGTTGACGAAGAGCTTTCTTGACAGCATTCTCAGCATTACCTACGTATTTGTCAAATTCTTTACGCAGCGCATCATACTTTTGTTTCCACTCTCTGTCAATTTCTGCATAACGGTCAGATGCTGGTGGTGTGTAGAATGCTTGACTTTCACAGTCAATTGAGATAAGCAGACCTTCTGCTATTTCATGTAATTGTTCATTTGTGACTTCAATTTTAAAGTCAGTAAAACAGTCGGACAAGTACTCTGCGTAGTAGTCAGCTTTGGAATAGCTCATTTTATTTCTCCGTTTTGTTTAGGTTGTGTCTTGCTCGATTGGCCTCAGTTTACACGCTCCACTCCCTGTGTCAAGCGATGATTTAAAAATATTCTTCAAGGCATCTATTCAGGGAAACCTCCATGGGCAAATTCCTTTGGTAAATTCATTCAGTAGATTTGTCTACACTCTGTCAGAAGATTTTTCGAAATGTAGTTGACAGGGGTTGGTGATGGAGGTAAGCTGTGTGGAAATCAATAGGAGGAAGGCACCATGAACATTAAATTCAGAAGTAACCACTTTCAACTGCATGGTAAACACTGGACTGACTTTGATTCTCGTTCCTTTATGGAAACCAACAAAGGCTCTGTACACGAAGCCGTCCAGCACAACATGAATTTCTATAAACTAACTGAGAACGGTATGCTTGTACACGTTTATGATGCTTATGAGGCTGATGCCAAATGAATTATGAAGAGTTTAGAGGGTATTGTATAGGCCTTCTCTGCTGGAAAATGTCTAGGAGTACAGCAGAAAATTTGGTTGACTGGATCTTCCCAGAAGAGTATGCAGAGCTGTATGAGAAGAGGCTAACTGATTCTGATGAATTCCTCAATTATGCCACCAAAGTATTAGGAGAATATTAAATGGCTAAGGCACTCGCAACATTAACCAGTAACGACCACAAATTTCAGGCAGGAACCGTGCTTGTATTGGAAGAAAAGACTACAGAAAAAGGCGTTACGTGGTGGTCCTTCCGTTACCCTGATGGTACGCTTGTCCATCTTAAATATCACGAATTTTCATGGGGAATTTGACAAAATGAAAAAGAAATTCAAAATAATCGACACATCTACGGGACAGAAGATTAAGCTAAAAGAGGGAGAAGAATGATGAACAACAGAATCAGTGTAGATGCCAGTACAGACAAACACTTGGCAACGTACGTATTTTACCTTGATGACGCCAACAAGCTTACAGATGTATACCTGAGTAGCATATCGGGAAAAGGCACAAGTGGGTTTGGAGATTTTATTGATGTAAAATATGTCCCAGAAGATGTGATTAAGGAGTTCAACATTAAAGTGGATGCTCTGAAATGAACAATCTTAAAGCTTGGTACGTTACACATTTACACTCAGGAAAGAAATATTCTTCTGTAGTCCTCAGTAAATCACGCTACCTTGCATCTACATATGTTGAAGGTGAAGTTCTGAATGTGGATGAGTCTTGGGGTAAACCTATCCGAGAAGGTGGTATCATTAGTAGCAGTGGTTGGGCTATGTATTTCTTTGACAACCACACGAAGAAGGATTATGAAGTTAGTGAAGAATGGCGACAGTATTTGATTCGTAGACATTTTGATGATGGGATTGAGGATTAAATGATGATCGAAGCAATCGTAGAAGTGTGGTGTTCACCTCTTCGCAGGGAAGATTATTCTGTAAAAATAATTCCTCTGTTCGCCGGGGAAATGTTCAACGTAGAGGATGACATTAGAGACTACATCAAGTGGGATTTCTATCTGAATACCTTTGGTGTTGACTATGCAGAAGTCAAGGGTCTGTGGAAGGTTGTGTTCAAGATTTCTGTATCATATAGCACCTATTATACTTATGCCGGACCAGACGATGACGTAGATATTGGGCAAGAAGTGCTGTTCAAAGGTCAGTGTCAAGAATGGGCTGAGATGAAATACACTTGGCTTGAGTTGAATGGGAAGATTGATGAGTATTTTAGTAAGCCTTGGAAGAGGCATGTGATTGGTTTGTAGGTAAATCTCCTGAAACCACCCAATAAACAGTGAATTCAACCTTGTGTTTGGAAGGGTGGATGTGAGATTATGGTTGTCTGGATTTGAGTGCTTATTCAGATTGATCATTTTTTAACCAAAGCGTTTCCCATATAGTGTTATTGAATAGGAGATGTGTATGTGTGTAGGAGATTAGATGTAATATGACAAGAATGGAAGAGAAAGTAAGAGATTTAGAAGGAAGAGAGTTATATTCTGTTCTTATCTCTACAGCTAGAGGTAAGCCCTTTAGATCGCCTAGTGTGGTCTATAACCATTTGGTATCTCTAATAAATAAAGAATTAAAATACAAGAAGTTTGAAGCTGTAGAATGGTTCTTCACTAACACAGCAAGAGCCTTACGTGATAATTACATGGGTTTCTCTGTAAAGCTACAAGCTGTCTATTGGACAGGGAACGATTGTGGGATCAGTATTCGTGCTATCCATTCAGTATTGGATTACATGAAAGAGAATGATTACATTTATGTACTAAAAGGCAGTCATGATTACAGAAATGAAGACCTTTCTTACATGAGTGTAGTGAGATTTACTGAAAAACTGGTTGACCTATTCGACAAAAAGGAGCTACTATTGCACATTCCTAGCGTGTCTATGGATTACCCTATTATTTTGAAAGATAGGAAGACAAAAGAAATGATTGAAGTACAGAAAACAGGCATGGTTGAACAGATGGCAGAGGAAATGCAGCGTTACAATCAGAGTTTGTCTGGTGTTGACGTTCGTTTTGATGGGAAATCTATCCCTTTGTTGGAATATAAGCGTAGTTTTAGTGGTGATTTCAACAGTGGTGGGAGGTTGTTCGCTCATGGCGGCAGTATTCAGCTTGTCCCACAGGAATTACGTTTAGCTGCTATTACTATTGATGGTGAGTCTGTAGTAGAGTTAGACTATAGTGCAAATCATCCACGGATTCTGCTAGAATTTCTCTGTCAGCGTGATCAAAGTGTATTGGAGTTTGTAGGAAAGGACGTTGATCCATATGCAGCAGACAGTTCGTGCCTGAAAGTTGACACTTTGGCGATTGAAGATCATAAATTGCGTTATGGTATTACTAAATATAACCCATCTCGCTCGTTTATGAAACATGCAGTCATGCGTGCATTAAATTGTGATAGCTTTGATAAGGCGTTTTCTAGTTTGTCGCATGAATTCTTCACAGATAGTAAGAAGAACATTGCAGATCGTGACTATGTGGGGTTGATTAAACCTGATTGTCGTCTTGTATTATCTGCAATTTGTGAGCACAACCGACTGATTGCAAATGATTTCTTTCAGGATAAAGGTATTTGGTTACAAAATCTCGACAGTGAAATTGCTTTACGTGTAATTGATTTGATGCTACAGTCTGGAGAAGTTGTACTCTGCTGGCATGATAGCTTTCAATGTCGAGCAAGTGCTAAAGAACTATTGCATTCTGCAATGATCGAAGCTTGGAACGATGTTCTAGGCTCTAATATTTTCGTAAAGGTGGATCAAAAATGACTATCGAAACTCAGAAACAACTAGCTGACAAAGTGTATGAAGCACTCACTCTCATTGACCCTTCGTGCGTCCTTGCTGGTGGTGCTCCCCGAGATTGGTATTTGGGAACAGAGGCTAATGATCTTGATTTCTACTTCTGCTCTACCGGATCAACTGTAGACCGTGTAAAGAAACAACTCAATCGTGTTGGTTTTGAAGTGGAAGCTTCAGTTTGTCCTGTGCAATCAGAGCTTTATCAATCCATGCCCGGTTTGACACGTATCTGGAATTGTGAATCTGAGACTATGAAGATTCAATTTATTCAAATGGCTGAACCTAAATTCAGATGGGGTGTTGTTAATAATATGGATGTCAGTATCTGCAAAGCGTGGTATTCTCAGGTTGGACATATTCATTTGCATCAAGACTTTAAACTGACCATTGCAAGTAAAATTATGTTTCTGAAAGAAAGTTATTGCTGGGCTAACAAGCATGGTCAGAAAATGAAAGAACGCTTTGAAGGTAAGTTTCACGCTGGTACGAAGGATCAAGCTACACGTTCTTTGGTGTCCAAAGTGTTGATGGAGATTTAAAATGAACTGGATCAGCGTAAAAGATTCACTCCCTGCACTAAACGTAGACGGCTCTAAAGTATTTGACAGTATTGATGTAATCGCTACAGATGGTATTCATGTCTGCACTTGTGAGTTTCAGTCTGGATGGTATTGTCAGGAGCAATGGTTTGCTTGGGGAAATTATAATCAAATCCCTAAGAGCCAGATTACACATTGGCAGTATTTGCCTAAACCACCTGTGGAGGGTTGACTGATGACTGATTCATACAGTTTTAAACTAAACCCTAACAACTTCACTCAAGTAGGAGAGACAAGATTCTTTGAAATTCAGGCAGATAAAGAATCTGTTGAGCGGTTTATAAAGGATCTTGAATTGTTTGAAAAGAAGCGTGCTGAGGAGAACGAATAAATGAATTGGAAAAACATTGAAACAGATGGCATTCCTGATTGGTGCGGTGAGTACCTTGTCCGCCACATCAAAGATGGCTGGCCTTTGTATCTGGTTGCACGTATTGAAAATGAACATTTCTTTGATGAGATGGATGAGATGACAAAGCTAGATGTTACTCATTGGGCAGTTATTGAACCTCCTCTAAAAGATTAAAGAAATAACCACCCAGGCCGCTTGACGGCCTTTTCTTTTGTCTGTATGATTCTCACATAAGCCGTTCACACAGAAGATGCAATCGGAGATTGTTCCTCATGAACCTACTGAATGTATTAGATAAGCTTCCCTGCAATATCAAGAAAGCTGAGCTTGAGCCATTTGCTATGTGTATGGATGATGAGTATAAGCGGTTGGGGATTTTTGATCAGACGGTTGCTTACCAACACTACCTTCGTGCCAAATTTGTAAGTTGGGCTTGCAGAGAGAAGCCTATTAAGGTATGCTGGGGATCTAGAAATAAACCAGAATGGGTGTAATATGAATATCATCTATGCTAAACAAAAAGCTTTAGAATCTCTTATTCAGCGTGTTGCGGACGGCACAGCTTCAGAGTACGACCTCAAGAATTATAGTAAACTTAAAAAGTTAGGAGTTGTCAAATGATAAACAAAGCTGATTGTTGGACTGTAGGCGATGGGTACGGAACCTACGTGGAACCTACGTGGACAATGAAAATGGGTGGTGGTATGAACGAGATGATTATAATCAATTGTTTGAAGCTTACGAACTTCAAATGAAGGGTTGTTTGACATCACTTTTGAGAAAGAAGGCTTGACACGTAAAGTCACCCAAGTGATGACAGAAAAAGTGGAGTATGTCTGATGACAACCTTAGAGGAATCCTTGCGAGAAAACAAAGAGTGGTGTAAAGAATTCCAGTCACAAACAAATGTGATGCAGGTTGTGGGAAAGAGGCTACAACATGGTTTGGTAATACTTCTTGTGCAACATGCGGTGATAGACGTTGTGTAGGAATTATGCAGGCTGATTACGATAAACATCGTTATGAATCTGAAGATGAGGGTTATTAAATGATCGTACATAAAAACATCACGCTCGTTAAGTGCAGCTCTGGTGATTGGGAGGGTTTGTATCTTGACAATGAATTGTATCGTGAAGCTCACAGCATTCCTACACACGACATCTTCTACTTGATCAACAATCACCACATCCAAGAGGCTAAATCCTTTGAAGTGAATGAAGATTATACAGAGAATGTGGTAGAGTTGGTAGAGTTGGTTGAGTTGGTTGAGTATCATGGAGGTTATCCGCACTATCTTAGTGAAATTCCTGAAGAGGTTAGAGTGTGACAAACCTAGTAAAATGTCACGGCACGGATTGTGACAGACGCCTATCCTGCACAAGATTCACCCAGGAATCTCTGCCGAAGTACCAAGCGTATTTGGTAATGTGTGTGGCATGCAAGAATCCTAATGACGGGTGTAAATGGTTTGTTGATAATGAGGAGAAAACAAATGCTTGATGAAGAGAAAGTATTCAAACGTTTGTGTCGCGATATGCACATTGGAAATGACCATTCAAAGGTTGAAGATGCTAGGATCATTTGGGAAGCTGCAATCGCTTGGAAGGTTCAATACGATGAATCTGTAACGGCAGCTAGAGAAGAAGCTTTGAGCAGGTATGAATAAAACAGCTTGATAGATTCTTTTCAATCCACCATAATCAACACACAAGACATGGCGTTAAGAGCGCTGAGATGAATGAAATAGATAAGTTATGTAGGATAAATAGGAGAGAAGGGTTATGCCAAAACTAAAATGTATAGAGGTGTTTGAAATGGGAACAGGTGAGCCTGCATACTTCACAAAAGATAAAACTTATCTGCTTTACAGTTTAGATAACATAGTGTTCTTTTGTGTTGATGATCAGGAACAACTTCACATTCTACCTTGGCCAGAAGTTGACGAAGATGGGTTTAATACTAAAGACTATTTTGAGGTGGTGAAATGAAAACTCCACGTAAAGCTGTAGTAAGTAAACGTGTATCTGAAGATGAGAAACTTAATAGCGCCCGTTGGACCTTCTTCCTCTCTCAGTGTAAGATTGATTGGGAATCTTTGAGCGAAGAATCTCGTGATTTCTTCGCAAGTATGGGCTCAACAGGATCCAGTGAAGAAGATATTAATAATGCAATCGACCTTGCCAGAGGTTTTAAATGAATATTGATTTCGGTTGGATGGGTAAGGTTGTTCTGCAAGATTGGGAAGATCCTTTTACTCCTGAAGGTGAAGGATTTGCAATAGTGTCTGATGGTTACACAGAATCTGGTATTCGTGTTCACGGTGTACTGGATCAACGTGAGTATGCTACTTACCCAAGTGTTTGGCGTAATGCCATTATGATTAAGGTGAATTGAGATGATTTTTAAAACAAAGAAAGAGTGGTCATCTTTAGGCTTCTTCATTAAATCATTCGCACATCCTATTGGAAACATGTACGGATATAAAGATGTTCATGTAAAACTTTGTGGTCCAACTAGAAGAACTTATGAATTTTGGGAGAGTGTGGAATGAACACCTCACACGAACTAGCTCTTATGAACGCAATCGGTGTCCTCCCATTCAAACGCACTGGCTCTTCCCAATGGACTGTGTGTTTTAAGGATGCAACTGGTCAAGTTAAAACTGGTAACAACATTGCTAAGACATTTGGAAATGTTAGTGATGCGATGGTTTATGCAAAGGGATTGGTGAAATGAGCGCTCATCTTACATTTAAAGAGATTCCTAGAGTAAACGACTGTAAGTCTTGTCACGGTACGGGTGTTATGCGCTGGTATGATCTAGATGGAGGTCCATATTATTCTTGGATGAAGCCTAAAGAATCACTCTGTAAAGAGTGCAGAGGACAAACCTTATGAACCACCTTAAGGAACTCCTAGAACAGCTCCAGTGTGCAGAAAGTGCCTATACAACCTCGAAAAGTTCCCTAGATAATAGTCTTGAATACATACTTTGCCGTGAAGAACTTAAGCAATGTCGTTTTAGGTTTGATAAGGCATGTCGTGAGTATGTTTTGGCTAATGTGTTTGGACAAGTTATTGAAGAGGAGATTGAGGCGTGAATATCAAATACATTTCTAGGAAGTTTCTATTATCTGCTGTTGTGCAGATGCTCTTGTTTGTGTTTCTCTACATCGGTAAGCTTCCGGTTGAGAATTTCCAGATTCTTACTATGACAATCCTAACTTGCTACTTGGCGAGTAATGTTATCCAGAAAAGTGTTACGAAGGAGGCTAGTGATGAATCCAAAGTATAGCGAAGGCGAGATTGTCATTCTACAAAGTGTTAATCATCCAGAGTACAGCGGAGAATATGAAGTATTCAAAATCCTATTCTACGGAGATAAATTTCCAGACCGACTGGATGAAACTACTATGTTAGTTTGTGATGGGCCAATTGGTTATATGTTCACAGAAGCTCTTGCAGATAAACCAAGCACAACAGAATGTATTTGGGCAGAGCATTCTTTGTGTAAACGACAAGAGCCCGGTGAGATGGACTATAAAAAGTTGATGCAGACATTGAAGAATAGTGTTTTGGAGTGGAATTGATGAATTGGTACAATGAACTGTGTGGAAATGGTTGTAAAGAAACTACTTTACCAGATGAAGTGAAGCCTTCGTGGGCAACACATTCATTCAGGCGAATGGGACAAACTTTGTACGGGCAACTCGTCACAGACAATTGGTTCTGGATGAATGAGGAACACAGCTTGTATTATACGTCTGAAGATATTGATACAGGATCGGTTGTTAAGCTATAAATAAGGTTGAATATTCCTAGCCTACTCCTTGTATCAACTAAGCCCTAACGTGGCTTAAACATACGAAAAAGCCGCATGAAAGGGTTGTTTTGCGGGGAGTTTGTGTAAATTAAAGGTTGCATGACATTCTCAGGAATGGTACAGTGATGGCATATAAACACTACAGATGGGGAAATAGAATATGAAACGGTCAAAACGTGTACAAGAGATTGAAGTGACAGCAACCGTCCATTTGGATACCTTGTATCTCCAAGAAGATCAGGCTTTTGCACTGATTGAAGCTGTTGACTTGCAGCAAGCTGAGTCTGGATTTACCACAGAGGTTATCCTGCGGTTGATTAAATCTATGAAAGCTGAGTTTAAAGATGCTCCTGATGAGCTTGAAGATTTCATCACAACAGTCGGGGACGCTCTTAAATGAATTCCCTAGTTCTCCTAAAAGAACGCTTGCAAACTGTCTTAAATGGATCGACAGAGTCAGAAAGCTTTAAAGATGCAATCAGCGAAGGCTTGTATGCATGTGATTTGAGTGTCATTGGTTTGGAACAGTGGATTGCACATTGGATTGAGTGGAAATCTGAGGATGTGGTTAATCGAAATGATGATCACGATTATTTAGAAGGTGTCAAGTTTGTAGAAGAACAATGGCATAAAATAACTGGGATGTTTTAAAGAGATGGTGTTTTGATAATTTAAATTAATGTTTTAGGAGAGAAAGATGATTGGAGACAAAGCTGTACTCGTGAGACTTACAGAAAAACAGCTTTGGTTGATCCTCAATCAATTGGAAGCATCCTCTGAGCCTGCACACCGTACAAAAGAGGAAGATGAGACGCTACAAATTCTTAATGCTGCATGGAAACGGGCTCGAAAATAAATGTGATAATTTCGTGAAACACCCCTTGCTATCGGATCCAAAGGCTGTAAACTCACCTTTACAGAGTCTCTCACCAACTTTACACAGGCTCTGAATTTGTAACACAACACACATTGGAGCTTAAAATGATCGTAGAAATCAAAGCTGTATTGGAATCTCTGAAAGTAGAAGGTGTACACAATGAAGCACTGATGGATTGTCTAGCTTATTCAAACCTGCCTGTCAGCACATTGGAAGGGTTCCTAGACAGCCACCTGTGGTTTGCTGAGGATGCTGATTTCGATACAGCTTATCCTACAGATGAGGCTAAATCTTATGTTATCAGCCTTGGAAGTATTGAGCAAGTGCTTGTAAATCAAGGGCTTATCTATAACGATTGATAGGTTTGAAATAATTTGATTTATTTTGACTCAGAGAGCTTGACACCATGATCAGGCTCGCTTACTATTAAGTCACAGAAGGGAGATGTTGAAGAAGGCAAACAAGCAGTAGCCATCTTGAAGAGCATGGAGACAAGCACACAGGAACAATCCTTTGTGTTCTTTCTAAATTCTTAGGGTGATTATCATGGCAGTCACACAGATCAAAAGCACTTTCAGCACAATCAATCCAGGCAAAGTCCGCCGTGTGTTTAACGATAGTGGGTTGTTCCTTGGGACGATTACTAAACTTGACAACAATCAAGGCTACTCAGTGTTCCGTCTCAAAGATGGAAAGCGCAGAATCAAACGGTATTTGGCCGATGCATTCAAGACTATCCGGCGCGAAAATTGAGGGTGAGACTATGATTAATGTCAAAGGCTACTTAGTGGAAAGAGATAATCGTTCACTATTCATCCGGGATATTAACGAGGCTTCATGGGCGTTGGAGGATAGTGAATACACAGTAACACCGTTGGTTGCAATGAAGTCAGCAGATGTATATGAACAGTTTATAGTGGCAGATCCGAAGGAAGAATCCCCCAGCCTTCCAAGTACAGATGATACAGCGGAGCGTATTGAGTTAATGAATGAGCTGTTTGATTTGCAACAGGCTGAAATTGACTTCCTCAAGAATAGGTTAGAGGAGTTTGTTGAGGTGGTGGAAGGGATCGTTGAGCTAACAGAAGTGATTAGTCAAAGTAGCATAGAGAATCGGAGCAAACTCATCGTTATAGGTGATAGCTGCAAAGCTGTCCTAAATCCTAGTGAATAGCTGAAAGTACTACCTCAATCCCTCCTAACCCGAGGGATTTTTCTTGTCTATCTGAAAATAAATTGAAAATTCTTGTTGACATGATTGTGCTGTGGGCCTAGTATGCAGGTATAGAAACCAAACACAGCAAAAGGTGATCGAGATGAACATCCAACAAAAGCAACTCACCCCAGAATTTTCAGAAGGCTGGACTACTCGTGTTGAGCATAAAATGTTGTCGGTTTGCCCTTATGCTAAAGATACTTTAGAAGCCAGGCTCTGGTGCTATGGCTGGTATGAAGCTTCTCGTGATCCAGCTTTAATTTCTGAAGAGATGGGAGAGAGGGAATGAACATTACTGACTTTATATGTGAAGTGATTTTCTGGATGATCGTGACTACGCTGACATCTGTGCTGGTTGCCTCAGTGCTCACAGGAGTTAAATAAAATGAAAATAGGTATTGACAGGACTTTCTGACTACCTTAGAATATCTACATAGGAAGCAGAAAGCTTCTAAACGAACAGGAGCGACAACCATGAACATGTCCCAACTCAAAGCCCGTGTAGAAGCAGCCCTCAAAGCTGGCATCCTTTCTAACGAACAAGCTGTAGCCGCCTATGCAGCTTTGTCTTCCAAGACTCACTACGGTGCTTCGGCAAGCAATGCCACTCGTGATCGTATGTTGACTAATCGGTTTGGGGTGTGACCATCAAAAAGCTTATAGGCCAACTCATACCCGGTGACAAGGTATTCGTTCGAGTAGGTGGCAGCAAATTCAAATCAGCTTGCGAAGTTAGGGAGATGACCTTTAACAACATAGGCGAGGAGAATGAAACAGCCACTATACTTTTTGATGATGGGACTGAGCAGTGGCTACAGAATTGGTATACAACTGAATTGATTGAGGTGATATAGTGAGTAATTTTAAAGGTTCGGTAAGTATAAGTCGTAACAGTAACGATCAAGTGAACATCCGAATTCACGATAGTGCATCTGGTGCTGAATTTGTAGACATACAGATTACACTTGAAAACTACGCGCTGCTAATTACTGGCCTTAGTCGTGTAGAGGCTACAGGTGATGTTCGTGGTCTTGATAAGGTAGGCAAGCAAAAAGTAATTGAACAACGTTCTGTAGTTTGCCCACTAGACGGCTGGGATAAGAAGGTCTTTAGACACTGGCTTATCGAAAACTGTCAGGAAGAAGGTTGGGAGTTGAACAGCTACCTTGACAGTCAAACGAGTGTCAGTAATAATAAAGATGGGACCAAGACTCTGAACTATTCAGTCGTTAGATATGTGGAGGATGCATCATGAGTACCGTAATGTGTATGTGTAAGACTTGCGGAGTGAAACCCGGTATTCGTACTGGCCTAGGTGGGCTAGGACACTTCTTTAACTGCATTCTGTGTATCTTGACAGGAATTCTGTGGTTGCCAGTGTATCTGCTGATATGGGCAGTATCCTATAAAACACAGTGTATGAATTGTGGTCGTCTCGCTAAGAAGATGTAAAAACATAGAAATAAACACTACGCCCCGCTTGACGGGGCTTCTTCATGCCTATAGAATTACCCTAACGAAACGAACAAAGCTTAGGTGAACATCATGTGGAAAGGTCAAGGTAGGTCAGGTTACGGTGAATCCTCAACAGGTGGTGATTACGACGATTGGTCTTGCCTTTCCCGTAATGGTCGCCAGTGGAAGAACCCAGCCACCATGCTCACTCGTGACCTTTCCGGTGCTGACTACTGGCATATCCGTAAACAAATGACAGACAGCTATGATGTTCCATTAGAAGTGTATGCTGAGAACGACACTGTGAACTTGGCTCATACACTGCCGAACGGAAAAGCTAACTTATTGGCTTATGCTGATAAGGCACCAGTTGTCAAGCCTAAAGTCAGTATCAAAGATAAGATCTTACCACAAGCCAAACGCTTGACAATTCTTCGTGAACAGATGGTGGAACTGGAAAAATCCTATCGTAATGATGAGATGTCAATCTCTGAGTATAGTCTTCTTCGTGATGTGATTGTGGCTAAGATCGAACGTCAGGAAGTGTTGCTGAAGAAGGCTGTAAGTGTCCGTCCAATTCGTACAGAAACAGAGGAAGTTGGCGTAGAAACTGCCTATGAAACGTGTGATGTAGACTACAGCCACACAGAGGTAGCCACTAGCTGTGGAGTGAGCTGGATCGATGAATTATCCCCAAGCAATTCCTTTAAAAAGATTTTGCAAATCACTTGCACGGTAGCCGTAAAGCTTGTACACTTTAGTCAAAGGGCAAAAGCCTACTACCAAACGTTGAAAGAGGTGTGACATGGATATCTTCGAACAGTACGAAAGAGAGTTGTCGGAAAAGGCACGCAAGGAGATTGCTGAAGAAGACGCCAAGTGGACTGCTTTGACCCAGGAGGAGAAAGACAAGATCAACAAAGCCCGTGAAGACAAGTACGCAAATGTACCTGACGAAGAGCCTGACCTTGATAGTGATGACTACGAAGAAGACGATGAGGAGGAAGATGAATGACGACTCAACAATCAGCATTCCAACAAGCCTACACCTTTATTTCCCAAGGTGTAGCTGCTAAACTTTATCGTGAGCAAGGGCAATGGGTCTGTCTTCCTACGTCAGACACTCCATGTGTTCCAATGTATAATACAAAACAGATGATTGAATTGGAGATGTTGAAATGAAATATAATCCTATTGTAACAATGACGAAACGTGATGCTAAAATTGCTGTTTGGGTGAACATGCCTTCTGGTGATAAATACAACATATGGGATCTGGAAGATAAGGAATGTTCTGTTACCGTTATAAATGCAATAGCCTCCGCTTTTGAGCGTGGAATGCTCGCTCAAAAACAAATGATCAATCAAGCTATGCAAACATCCTTTCCTTCTGTAAATACTAAAGTAGAAACCAAATGAACACTTACACACAAGAATCATTCCAGAAATATGAACGCAAATCTTCTAAGCGTAAGTGTGCAGACCACTATGACACAGGTGGTAAAGACAAGAAGCGAGGCTATAGCACTGAGAGAAATCTTAAACGGAATTGGGAGCAAGAAACATGAAGATTAATATGTCAAGTGGTGGTACTGCTAAATGGTTTGCTGTGACTGTAGCTTCTAGTGATAAGAGTCAGTTGAGCGACAAAGGCTCAAAGTTCAATCAGCTTGTAGATCATCCAGATTGGAATCCCGATAACATCGACTTCAAGATTGTTATGAACGGTATTGAGTTTGAGAACCTAGACGATATCTTTCGTCGTCTGGATGAACACATTGAAAAGGAAGCACAAGAGAAGGCTGAACAGAATCCATTACTTCTTGCAAAGCTCTATGCAATCCAAGGTATTATTAATGCACAGTCTGTTGAAGAAATCACAGGTGAATGGGAATGAGCTATCTTGAGGGCACCAAATACAAGCTCCAAGCCGATTACTACGAACACATCACTCTTACTTGCACATGGGTGACGTACACAACAGCTTACTTCAAGCTAGACAGTGATGATATGAGCCTAGGAAGTGACTATAGGTTAGACATCAAGGCTAAGCGCTTACACAAATGGAATAGTAAGTGTATGACTTGGGATTTGATCGAAAACACCCTCTCCGAACACACTGCTGACGACGTATGGAGCAGACGGATAGGGAATGGTGGTGGGGATGATTATTATAGTGGATGTGGGCAGGACCAGCTATAAACAGAATACGAACTAAACAATAAGCCCATTAACTTGGGCTTTAATCTATTGAGGAGAAATTAATGAAACAACTTAAATTTATTCACGGTGTTGGTATCAACGATGCAGACTACCCTGTAACACAAAACAAAGTCGTTGATGGAAAACAAGTTCAGATTTGGATTTGTCCGTTTTATGCAAGGTGGCGGGCTATGTTCAAAAGGGCTTATTCCGAAGCTTACCAGTCTCTGTACACCACATATGTGGGTTGTTCGGTTTGTCCTGAATGGATTTACTTTACTAATTTCAAAAGCTGGATGGAGACACAAGATTGGGAAGGTAAACAACTTGATAAAGATTTGTTGGTTAAAAGCAACAAGATTTATAGTCCTGAGACTTGCGTGTTTATTGAGCAGAAGATCAACAAATTCATGTCAGAAAAACCTAATAAGGTTCGAGAACTGCCTACAGGTGTTTCTTGGGATAAAAAGGCCAGCGCATATAGGGCTCAGTGTATCTCAGTCGAAACGGGCAAACAGACCAATCTAGGATGGTTTGATTCCCCCGATACGGCACACAAAGCATGGCTGGCTTTCAAGCTAGAGCAAGCACATGCACTGGCATTCACCCAATCAGATAAGCGTATCGCAAAAGCTTTGATTGAACGATACGAAAATTATTCAAAAATAGATGAGATAATTGTTGACCATAGCCCTGAATTAACCTATTATTCACTTACTAAAGAGAATCAACAGAAGGAATAAAGAGATGAATTATTGCGAACGCTACACAGAATCCCAAGCAATCGAATTGGTAGCAGAGTTGAAAGGTGAAGGCTACAAAGCCTACTTCACTAAGAACAATTCCGACTCTTTCACTGTTCAATATTGGAGCTAAGACTATGTTTACCACTATCTTGTACGTATCGCTTTGCTTCTCTAACGTTGACTGTGTAGCCTACGAACCACAAACGTGGAAAACTAATTCTTTAGCTGAACTGAACTGAACAAAGATATTGAAGCTTGTGCTAAAGAAGAACGTAAATACCTGTCTAATGTTATTGGAACGTATAAAGAATCTGACTGCTACGTAGTAGAAAATAAATCAAAATAATGTTTGCAAAAGCTTTGTACAAGGTCTAGAATTACCTTAATGAAACAAACATACAGGGGCTCAGAAAATGACCATTCAAACCAAAGACTTCTCCTACTTCGATCAAGGTCTGTTCACTATGTTCATTCCTAACACTAAAGAGGCTGAACAGGCTTGGAATGAAATGGCTTCGACCACTGATGGTACTGGCAAGGTGCCAACTGTACAGGCTAAGCAGTTTATTTATCAACTGAAGAAAGCAGGTTATACAGTATCAAAAGGTAAGAAGCCTTCTATCTCGATTGATGACATTCTTCTTGACGAACTGTTCAACTAAGGAATACAGCCATGATCATCTCCCTGATAGCTTTCTACAAAATCTTCCTTCAAGACAGCCAACCAACTAAAAATAAGCCTATATACCACAAGACGTGGAAAGACGAAGTGGAAGGCTATCCAGCGTCTAGCTATGCTAAGAGCTTGGAGATGGTTGTTCATTAATTTATTGCAGCCCATTCTTACCCTGGTTGCCTGGATAAGAAGATGAACCAGGATGCCTAGGCAACCAGGGTACACCTACCAGGGTGAAAATATCTTTATTTTCTTTTGAAAATTCTCTTGACCTGTCCCACCAGGGTGCTACACTACAGACATGAAAGGGAAGAAGTGGAATCCTCCACACCCTCTCCAGGAGATTCAAAATGTCGAATGTAGCCGTTTCTTTCGCCTCCCTGGTTAAATCCAACAACGGTATGTTCAAGTCTGAAGCTCAGGCTAAATTCCTTCTGTCTCAATGCCAGGAAGAAAACACCTTTGTTTGCGGCGGCAACGTCTACAACAACTCTTTCACAATTTTCTACATCTGTGACTCCCTGGGTGTTGTTAAGGTTGAAAAATACCTTCCTAAATCCGGTAAAACTACCACTACCTGGGAACGTCTGACTGCTGATCAATTCCAAGCAAGCCAGGAAGCTAAAGCGACCTCTAAAGCTCGTGACATCGCTTTGCAAGAAGCCTCGGTTGCTAAGTGGCAAGTCCGCCAGGACGCATTCAACAATGCGCTGGCAGTGGCAAAGTCTTACATTAAACAAGTTATGATTGAAACTGGTTGCCCTGAAGCAACTGCTCAACGTGCTGTTGATAGCATCATGAACAACCAGGACGACATTAACAACAGCATGGAAACCCTGGTTAAATCTTCTGAGTTTGTTAAAGCCTGGGAGGTATACAACAACGAACCAGGAGTGTAAAAGCTTCCTGAAGAGTCCTAGAAGCCCCGTGAGGGGCTTTAATTGTTTATAGGGTATGAGAATGTCTATTCCAGGTAAATTAACCTTCCAGGGGCTACCAGGGACAGTGAACAATTTAAAAGAAATACCTTTACCTGGTAATTTTCAAAGTCTATAATCTATAAACAAACCAGGAGCAGACACCATGAATTATGAAGAAAAGCCCATCATCATCCCTTTCCTTAAAGTGATCAATGGTATTCAATTAGTGATGTGGGACTACTCAGAGCGTGCTGAGATCTATGAGCAGTTTATTATGATGAGCGAGGACTATGCTGAGTACACGCCAGTCCGATTCGAAGCTTTGTGAGAATGGATGGATACAGGCAAAGCCTGAATATCCTGTTAGGTTTGAGAAGCTTTAATTAATTACGCTCGGAGTATAATAGAGATGACTAATAAAGAATTTGACACTTGGTTTTCTTCATTGACTGACACAGATAAACTGAAGATACTCAGTGAGCAGTGTCAAAGTATCACTTCGATGAAAGGAGACACTTATGTGACTTTCGGTTGCAAATGGAACTTAGATTCATTCATTTATCAAGTGATGTATGAGGAGAAAACAGGAAGAGAGTAAGATATGCACTAATGCATAAATAATCAATCTAGCAGGGAATTATAAGCCACTCAAATGAGTGGCTTAATGTTATCAAGAGTATTAATACAACACCTTCCAAGTATCCTTTCTGTTGATACTAACAAATCCCCTCAAAGCCTTGTCCAATCTAGTCTTAATGACTACACAAACTACACTCATTAGTCTACTTTCTAGGCATGTACAGTATTATCTAAGTAGTCTCATATGTTAAGCCTGATACCATTTCCCTCCAACTTTCCTCCTGCACCAATTCCTTTCCACCCATCCTAACCACCATCTCTTAGCAATTTATTGCGTATCCTTTCACACAATCCTCATAATACATTGACATAAGCTAGTGAAGTGTGCTAGTTGTGCAACATAGATTATTATGGTTGACATATGTGGTCTGTTCAGGGTGACTAGGTGTTTAGAGTAGTTGCTCCATTGAACATAACGTTAAAATCTATGCACACCAAGCAAGCTATCTTGTTACATCCACCTGTCAGAGTTTATGTCAAGGGTAATATCTTCAGAGGTATTGACCAGATGATTGGGCAGGTAGTTGGCATGATCTTTGTTGCAATATTTTGTTATTTAAGAATGATTCGTATTGGGTGAGTCCTTAAGGCGTTAAGCTAATCTGATACCGCGCCAGTGTTTTCAAGGCTTTCAGACCTATTCCATATTTTCTTACAGACAAAAGAAACCCTCCGAAGAGGGCTGTAGTTAATTTTACAGGGGATTAGATATTTCTCACACCACCATGTTCTTCAAAGATATGAATCACAGGTTCTAAATTTGAGGGGAAGGTAGTCTCAGTATACCCATCAGGCATTTCCTCTTTAGTGATTACCTTTGTAGTTAGGTTATTCAGACAATACCTTTCAGCATCTCTACAGTCTTTAACTGTTGGATAAGTCCAGACACCATAATTTATAACATCATAAATTGATAGCTGGTTCTGACGTTTAATCCTTTCAGTTGATAGATTTGCAATACCAAACTTAATAGCAACTACATCTTCTTTATCCATTAGAAGATTAATATAGGTTTCTTGTTGTCTATTACCACTACAAGCACAAGACCTAACACCCTTATACAAACCCACTAAATGTCCTTCACCTAATTCACCACAGTCAGGACAATCCATGTACCAGTATTTCTTATGTCCGTGTTTATCAACTCTTTCACTTCTGGTAAATACTGTACCATCAGCATAACATCCAGTGTCCATAAACATTTTAATCATTACAGAGTCATCTTTTCTTTTGTAGTCTCCCATCCTCAAAGCAAAGCATCCCGCACAACCTTTGTATCCACCTTTGATAAGAAAGAAACTGATTGTCATAGAAAAGAAATCTCCGTGGTCTGGACACTCCGCTACCACTTTAGTTTTGTTGGCTGTAGTGAAATCACCATGCCAACCTTTAAAGATTAAACCTCTTTCCACACAAGCTCTATTAACCCTTACTACATACTGCTCTTTAGACCAATTGCACTTATCTGTACATCCGCATGGAATACAACCTCTGTTTAGATGGCCTTTACTCATTGCAAACAACCCCTCACCAAATAGTTCAGGGTCTTCTTTGCATACAGAGCACTCTACAATATACTTCTTATCGTTAGCATACTTACCATTCCAGCCTACAACCGTTAAGTTTCCAAATACTGTTCCTTCAAACCCATCATATTTCATTACCCCATCTTCAATCAAGTCTTTCAAACTAGCCATACGCACTCAACTTAAATTATCTCTATTATACTCCGACCGTAATTACTTACTTCGAAACGCCTGTACAGCCAACCCATACTCCAGATATTTCCCCTCATCTCTCAGTGCTAATATTTCAGATGGTAGTTCTGTCATTGGTGGGGAATGTAACTTACTCTGTCGTCCTTGGTAGTAGTCCCTAATAAACTCTCTTTCCACTTCTGTGTTCTCCTTCTCTTCATCAGATATTTTACTTTCATATTCTTGTATTCGATGTCTGATTCCATCAAGTGCAAATCTAACAGTTTGGGCTAATCGCCTAGCTTGTCTGTCACTCATCTCATATGCAACTTCTCTTGTCTTTACAAGCTCAGAAGTAATTGAATTCAACATGAGGCACTTAAACACCAACTTAGGGCTGATATTAACTTGCCCATTGGAAGTACCTGCAACAATGTATACGGCAGCCATAACGGCATCCTCTACAAAGGCAGGCATCTTTTGTTTGGTTCCCGTATTGAGGGATTCTTTCCAACGGTGTTCTATCAGCCATTCAGCTACAATTACGTTATCCGTTACCTTTGGTAGTCGTGCCATTAGTTTCCTGTTCTAGTTTAAGTTTATCCAACACTCTGTCTAATCCATCATAATCTTTTTCCAAACCTCTGAACTGTTGATCTAGGAAGTCTTCGAACAAAGCAATTTCTTTTGTATTACACTCATTAGACGTAATCTCTCCCTCAGAAGTCACATTTTATTCCTATTTATTTTCATTAGCCGACGAACGGGCAATCTTCAAGCTAATAATCTCCGCTCTCATTTCCTTAATCATCTTACTCTGATATTCAGAAAGCTTTAGAGCATCCTGTAGCATCAGTCCGAGTTGTCTTTGTTCTCCACGTCCTAAATTCTTACGACCAATTGCTTTATTGATTAGGGCTGTTGTTTCTAATGTAATCATTTACTCCACCCCACATCAATAAACAGAAACCCCTCTTCAACAGAGTGCTCTTCGTGATACTTTATAGCATCTTCCACGTTATCAAATACCTTCACCACATCCCAACGTTCATCATCGTAATCTTTTCTATAACAATGTGTCACCATATATCGAACGTCCATCACACCTTATCCTCCCAATTTTGACTCATAGTCAAGCACCCAACTATCATAAGCCTCTACAGGACTTGTCCCCACTCCACATGCAAGCCACACAGCAGGCCTCATCAGATACCCAGTCCTCTGGTTCATTCTCAATAGGAATTTCACAGACATAAAGTCCTTCTGGTGTTTTAAGGATTAATGGTTTCACTATACAACCTCCTTCACAGGAACACCATCATAAATCTCCTTGAAATGCCCCCGTATAACCATACGCCTACAAGCTGAATACATATAATCACACTCAGCTTGTTTGTTACCAGTAAAAGGTTTATCACCAAACCAACCCGTGTTAGTTGGGAATCCAAACACTTTACTCACCCTCTTTCCATCAGTCTCTAACAATCCCCATCCAGCAGGAAGCTCTTCAACCCGAATAAGCCCTGTAGGTGTTAGAAAGAATCTCCAATCACCCATACCTAATAGTGGATCAACTCTAAACTTCTTACGCTTGTCTACTAAGAAGTCTGAACGAGATGTCTTACACTCAATAAGGCAGGACACTCCACTTCTAAATCCAAGACAATCAGGTTGTTCACCAGTGTTAGTGTAGGCTTTGAATTTATCATGGAACACAACACCGAATGCATTCTTAACTAAGAATTTCTCAGCTAACAGACACAGGTTGTCGTGTGTAAGGAGTTCGGTCATTCCTCTTCTTCCTTATCATCAATATCTTCCATAAACGCCCTCAACACTCTCTTTTGATGTTCTGGTGAAAGATATTTAGGCAATAGTTCTACTTTTAGTTCTTCCTTGAGTGCTTTCAATTCCTTATCAATATTCTTCATACGATCTTCAATTGTTTGGTTCATATTTAACTTCCCCCAGAATTCTATCATATTTGTCCACAATATTAGGGTCATACCAATCTATGCTATTTGGATCACTTTGCGTACAGGATTTACATTTAAGAATCTTATCTCCAAACCTCACAACACTGCCTTCAGGGTATACTGTCATAGCATCCCAGTAAGGATATTTGGCTTTCTGATTCTCTTTCAATTCCTTCAGGCACATCTTACCATACCTTACACTGTCGATAGGTGTGGATTCTTTATTACACTTATTCTTCTCCCTAGCCCCACATGAGCAGCGTTCAGGGTTTGTCATGATTTGATCACATCCTTCTTAAGTTTCATACATTTAGTGCAACGATGTACAGATGTCATATAAATAATATACTTACCACGACTGTCCATAGTGTCAAACTTAGTAAGAAACTGATACTCGTGTTCACAACCGTAGAACCAGCGCTTTAACCAAAGATACATTTAATCTTCCTCCAAGTTAATCCATTCACACCAACCACCCGTCTTAATATCCGTAAGTCTATACCAAATACTGCCATCATCAAGGATTGTGGTCTGGATGTCAATGGTAATAGTTGAGATATTTCGTTTAGGGAATTGCAGAATGTTAGTCATCTAGGCCACTCCGTACACATCATTCGATTCTTCATAAGACTCTTCTCCAACAGCTTCTGATCTTCACTCATAAACAACTCATCAAACCAATTAAGTTTCTTCTGTGGGTGTGGGTAAGGGATTGACATACTTGTGTACCAATCCACAAGCTCCCATTCGTTCACCCGTGTGTAACCTCTCAGTGCCCTCCTGGGCGGTGGTTTAGGTGGTTCTAGTTTCATTAAGGTTTCCTCGGTGGTGCAGGAGGCGCTTTAGGACGACTCTTGACAAACCACTCTTTAACTTTAGTGTTAACATCCCCTTTAGAAGAGCAGCAATCCCCACAAGAATACATCCAAGGACGATCTACTTGCATCTGAAACCTAAATCCATTTTCGCGTCTAAAGTCTTTCTTACAAAAGAAGCATTCTTTCCAGAAGAACAGTCCGTAGTGATTGTAGATGTCATTACCAACTACATTTGAATAACCATAGTTAGTATTAGGGTCTTTTTCACGTTTCATCTCTTCTCTCCATTAACAACACCGTTGCGTATCCCAATATCTTCCATACCTCCCTTCAAACACATCTTCCCCGTATTGTGTTCGCTCTCCTTGCTACACTTATTCTTCTCCCTAGCCCCACATGAGCAGCGTTCTTCTATATTCATCGTTTCCCCACCTCATGTAGTCCATCACACATATACTGAATAGAGGCTAGAGTTTCTACCACAGAGTTATAATCTTCCTTACATTGACAATCATCATAACAGCAACTGTGAGTTTCTGAATACCAGAATACACCACCAACATCCACTGCATTGTATTTATCAGCTTGTAAATATGCAGCCACTTCCTCCCAACTTTTGAAATCACTCCTATTAATCTTCTCCATCGTCTTCGTTATACCAATCTTTTTGAACATCTCGGAGTCACATGAATTTATGATGTTGTATTCTTGGGTTGAGTGTTGAAGACCAATCGCATTAACTTCATCTGGTGTCATATCCCGAAATTTTTCAAAAGTTTTATCAATAGCCCTACTGAGTTTATCAGAAATGTTGAACAACATTTTATTCCTCCAATATAAGTTCTACAATTGCCGTGGCTTCAGATAGTGTGTCCATGGCAACCCAATCTTCTTTGTCTCCAGCACCCATCTTATAACACATCCACAGATATTCAACCCTGTACAGTGCATCTTTAACACCTGCATTATATTCTTCTGTGTCCTTGTATGGGCTAGGTTCTTTATCCGTAGAGAATTGCCACAAATCCTTAACTCTCTGCTTTACCTCATCCATACCTTCTCTCCATTAACTATACCAAAATGTTCCCACAGAATACCACACATCATCTCATAAGCAACAGGAGATTTCTCTTTCATCTTAGCCCTTCCTGTTCCAATGCCGTCTTCAGGGAATACAATCACTTTGTCCTGACCAAGCTTCCACAGTTCACGTAGAGATACCTTTACAGCTTCAAGTTCATCTGGTTTGTCACTAAAGAATGCCCAATCATCCCAAGAGGGATATCGTTTAGTTGGAATACCAAAGGCGTTAGGCTCATCTCTGATGATTGCTTGACCACCTTTGCCGAAGTGCTTTAGGTTATCTCCGTAGACCCATATCTTTTCTGGATAACGTCTACACATTGGAGGTGAAAGTATTTTAGCGTATTCAATTATCATTTAACCCTCCAAAAACTTAGTAACAATTGGAACAACCCCCTCCAAACTCGTAAGAAGGAAGAGATGACCTTCGCCCTCAAACACATACATCTCAGAATTAGGGATTAGCTTCGCTAATATTTTCATATTCCGCAAGTCTATCAGAGGATCATCATCACCAGCAAGGACTAATGTTGGTTGTTTAATACTGTGCAAATACCACAACGATGACCACCACATCAAAGCTCCTTGCTGATAGGCATAACCCAACTGACTGTGTTTAAACTCTCCCTTACTCTGTGACATACGCGAAGCATGCTCAACAGCCAGTTCTTTGTTTCCCCTAAAATGGCCCCCATAGATATCTGCTGCAATCGAAGCTGCGTAGTTGCTATCTGTATAGCGTTTAGGCGAGGACATCAAACTAAGCACTTTCATACTTGGTGGTATGGCTGTAACACCGGCACAAGTCGCTGCAAGGATTAGTTTCTTACAACGATTTGGATACCGGTAAGCAAATTCCTGACTGGTGAATCCTCCCCACGATAGTCCTAGTACAAATACTTGCCCGTAGTTCAAAAAGTCCAGCATTTCTGAGATTGTTCTACACAGGCCACTAAAACGATATGGGAACAGAGGTGTAGAACTGCCAGCAACTCCCGGGTAATCGAATGTAATGATTTCTAAGTCTGGTTGTGCAAGGTGCATAGCCTCAACAAAGGGAAATAACAGTTCTAGCGATGCACCTATGCCTGTACAAAGCAGAAGAGGAACACTGTTCGCTTTTCCCAGCTTAATAGATACACGAAGGGTCTGATTGCCGTTCATTGTTATTGTTCTAGTATTCATTTGAATGGCCATTTATAAACAATCCTCTCTAAGTCAATAATCCTATTATCCAAATATTCAATCATCTGCTGTTGGTCGTAAATACTGCCAACCAAAGATTTAATTATATCATCACCATTTCTCTTATCTGTCCATATACATCCATTAGTTGCACATATGTAGTTGTGTATAAACTCTTCTCTAGTCATGCATTCTCCCCTCTAAAAACTCTTCCAATATCTCACTAACATTCACAAACCGATAGTTTACATACTGACTAGCAGCAAATTCATCTGGAAAGCACACCACACAAGATTTGTGCTCATCTGACAAGAACCGGATGAAGTCTTTGATCACTTCTCTGTCATGGGAGTATTCTTTGGTCATTTCAGTTCCTTCCACATCAAATAAGAGGAGAAAGGTATACTCACAATCCACAAAAGAGAGAATGATATGCTCCTTACAAAGTCAACCTTAACTTTACATCTGTATGAATCTAATACTTCGTGGTAAAACATCACCAAACTAATGGCTAAATAAACTATAAGAATTGTCATGATTTAAATTCTCCGGTAGCAACAAGTATTTTAGCAACTGCTTCAGCATCTAACCAAATCTCTGTGTCTTCAGGAAGAGTTTCAATCTGAATGTTTGCACCAAGTAGCTTGTTCCAAGGATAATACATACACATGTGCACCCAATAATCGTTATTACTAGACCAAGGTGTATTGGTAGTTTTCTTATTGAAGAATCCACCAGTTGTCTCTTGTACTGAAGAGTAAGTCATTTTCAAACGGTGATAATTGACCACTAAAGGCAGACGTTGCTTAAGCCAACCTATTGTAAGTTTAGTTTTCATTCGTTTCTCCTATTGAGTAATATACTTACCACAGCGGATAGAGTACAAATCATCCCTACTAATTTTCCGTGGTGTCAACCCTGCAACCTTTTCACGCAACACTTGAAAACCACAACCCCACCCCTCTTCTGACATGCCACAGTCTAGACATACACGCATTGGTGCAAGAGCATTGAAGAATTCACTTGGTTGGTAGTCACATTCAGCTATGTTTGTGTGACTACATTTATTTTGTACATAATTAATAACAGCAGACAACTCACTTTGAGCTACTTTCAGGTTTTCAATGGAACTATTGATGTCTTCATTTGTCAGTTTCAATTTTATTTCTCCTCAAAATATTTGTTATATTTAACAACTGTTGAAATATATTTATTTAAATTACATGTCTTTGTATGTTTGGCTGCATAGCCCGTGTATGAATACCAGCATTCCTTTAAGAATTGGTTATCCTTGCCTCTCCCCATCCTGTTTGAGAACTTAGAAGCTGTAGCCTCCTCTGCTAACAAAGTATACAACTCCGTAGTACCCCACTTATAATCTTGTCCAAGTGCTATACAATGTTTGTTCTGATATTGCAGTGTTCGTTTTGCTACAAAATGTCCAACCTCATGAAACAAGATTGCCCAGAAGTGTTTGGATAAAATAGAGATCTCAATCCACTCATATCTGAACTCATTCCCTGTAATTCTCCAGCAGATAGCTCCGTGCTCTCCTGTCCATTTTATCTTGTAATCGAGTCCGTATTTTTTGCATACATACCTGAGAGCTAGAATTCTTTTAATCATGATAACCTCCATAAATGTTTGTAGGGAGTTTTATACCCTGAAAGAGAGTCTAGCAACCTCAGACATACTACGCAAGCTCTTTTCAGTTAATTCGTCTCCAGATGCATAAAACTACGCCAACTTAGCCCCTTTCCATCGCAAATTCGATGCACAAACCAACCATACCAAGAGCAGTCCACTTGGAATTGGCCTTTACAAGTTGATTTAGGTTAGAAAAGCCTGTACTTGAGATGAAATCATTGATATCAATACCAAGTTTCTTGCAAGCACGTCGTACATATTTGGTATCTGAAGCTGGCTTCCACCACATTGGCAGGCGGATACTAAAGTCTGAAGCCTTCTCACGCCAGAATTGCTCATCTGCATAGGAGACATTTAGGTGCTCCTTTGCGTATTCTTGGTCAGCAATCCTTTTAAGGCGTACTTCCTCTCGTTGACTGTCCGACATCGGTTTGAAGTCTGGATTTCCTTTCTTAATCATTTTAATTTTCCCTCTAAGTGAGCAAGCTTCTCTTCAAGTACGATAGTGTAACAGAAAAACTCTTCCAATGCCGCATTCAATCTGAAAGATTCCGAATCCTTATTCTTCTTGTAATCTAAGAATGCCGGAAACCAAGGTTCTTTTCCAAAGTGGTATTCATACTCCCACTTGATTCTCTGTTTTACTAAGTTCACTCAAATTCCTCAATGATCATCTTCTTACGTTGTACGAATTGATTAAAAATGATTTCTTCCAATTCTGCATTGCCCCAATCAAATTCATCAGGAACATTCAACACAGAGATAGTTTTGTCGAGACAAGAAATCAAAGTTTTCTCTTCTGCATCCAAATCAAGCACATTATCCGAGTTTACAAACACAATCTCTTCCGCCCAATGAATCAAAGCTTCTGTGATTGGAATCAGGGCGAAGTCTTTACAGCTACCACATGCCCGTGTGTTTAGACCGAGACGTTTGTGGATAGTGTTAGCCGCTGTTGGGCTTCTCAATAATCCAGCACTACACACGAACAAGACTTTCTTTGCCGTCCCTTGGAACTGATTATGTACGTTAGCCAACTGATTACGATTACCCCTGATCATTTTCTTTCCCCTTCAACATTTTAATATAATCTAGAACAGCTTGTGTCTCGTCCATAGCGTATTGAATTAATAGATTCTGTTCAATACCAATTGCTTTAGAAATACGGTTGCATCTGTTATGGCAGCGCTTCAAGTCTGAATGAAGTAGTTCCAGTTGATGTGTCAATTTCTCTTTATTCAATTCCCAACTCCTTCTTAGCTTTCTCTACAATATCCTTAGCCTGTGCATACAGCGTAGGATCACCTTCAGTCAGCACTTCTAGCAACAACTCCTTCTCTTTAATGTAAACCTTTGCAAAATTTTTATCGTGCTCAAGAATTGATTTACTGTTTGAGATAAGGTCTGCAAGTTTAATTGTTTTACACTCAGGGGACTGCATAGCTGTGTGGTAGCGGTCAATCTCCTTACGCTTTGCACGATTACCATCTTCAGGTTTAGATACATCTGTCAACCCTGAGACTAAATCCCCAATGTAATGACCAAACATGCGATCAATTGTCCACATATCTACTTGTGTATCTTCCACGCAGTCGTGCAGGTATGCCGCTGCAATCATGCCGGGGGTTCCGCCAACACTCTTCACAATAGCAGCCACCTCGGCTGGGTGAAAGAAATAAGGCTCATTAGTATATTTCCTACGTTGTCCTACAGCTTGATGTGCCCCTACAGAAAAATAATAAGCTAGTTGTTCGATGTCCATAAAACCTCCTATTTAATTTGTAAATCATTATGGCAAAAGAAAAGCCCCAGTACAAGAGTACCAGAGCTTATAAATTTCTATTGATCAAAGATTGTTGATGCATTTTCTTCATGGTATGGTTTAATCATTTCATCAACCTCACGACTACTCCAACCACGACCAATGATGATTTCGTGATACTTACCTTTCTCAGAATGAAACTTTGGATTGAACTCGCACGCGTACATCCATGAAGAATCGGAGAACATATAGATAATTGCTCTGTCCATAAGTCACCCCAAATACTTGTTCGAAAGAAATAGTTTAGAATAACTCTTCAGTGTAAATTCCACACGATGGTCTTGAACCAGAATAGTCTTCGTAGACTTACACAGTTGCAGCTTCAACCGGACAAGGATACGTGCTGCCTTAGCTTTAGCAATTTGATAATCATTAAATGACCACAAGCTGAGCTTTTCTGGTGGTTTACCAAATACACACTTCACACTGTTTCCGTTATAAAGCTTTAGGGCGCTAACAAAACCAATAATGTTACGACCTTTATTTGAATGATGGGATGAGTGAAAGAATGGGTTGGACCATAATGTTCCTTCAACAAATTCATAGTTAAGACACTTCATAAACTCACGAAGGGTGAATAGTTGTAAAGATTTAGTGTCTACGATTTCGTCTGCTAACCATTGAGACTGATTACTGTGCATTTTCTTCTCCTTTATATTGTACAACTTCAACACCAAAGTCTTCCAGCATCTCAATACCCTTGGTATCCCTATATTCCTCTAAGTATACAACCTTTTTAATCCCACTGGAAGCAATAATTGAACTACAAGTCGCACAGGGTGACAACGTTACAAAAATTGTAGCCCCTTCTGCACTAACACCTTCCTTTAGCATCTTACATAGCGAGTTAATTTCCGAGTGGACAACTCCTTCCAAAGTTTTAAGTTTGTAATACCCAAGCCCATCTTGGTAAGGATAAGTTTCATGGAATGTTTCAACATCCAACCAAGCCCCTGCACCTTCGCTGTAAATCTTCTCTTCACAAGTGTTGCTCATTCCGGGAAGCGTACCGTTGTATCCTACATAAAGACCACGACTTTTAGTTAGAATGCATGAACCCACTTTCTTTCGGATTGCGTGACTATCTTGTGCAGCTCGTTTAGCAATGTCCATGTAAAGGGAGTATTCTTTAGTCATTTCTTCCTAGTCTCTGTGCCAGTTACCGAATATCCACCACCTTCAAGTTTGCTGACTGTCTTTTGTAACTTACTCGCGATGACGGAATATTTACCCTTGATTCCAGTCAAATCATCCACATAATCTTGTGCCACTTGACGGCTTGAGGTATGAATGAATGCAAAATCTCCCATTGCATTCTTATAGAAAAAGGTGCTTGGTGGTAAAAAGTCGATATCGCTGAATTCTTTAAAGCTTACCATTGTTATTTTGAGTTCTTTCTTCTTCTCACTCGTAGTCATAATCATATCCATCTTCAGGGTAAGGGCCATCCCATTCTTCCGTTTCTAAGTCTTCAGATTCTAATTCTTCATAAAACCTTTCAAGTTCTGTATCCAAGAAAGAATCATAAGCTGAATATGCACTACTCATAATCCAATACCTCAGCTACAGCACTTACTAAGTCCTCCCCAAGTGCGTGGCTAGCTCCTTCTAAATCATGTTGCAACCAGCTTGAAATAGTAGACTCTTCGAGTTCATCATTAGCGTATTCTACAAACTGATTCATACTACTCGGTGCTCCTCAATAAAGTAACTAATTCCAGCAAGACTACCTGAGTCAAACAACTCTAGCTCAAGAGATGTCTGCAAAGCCATTGCCTTAGCTTGTGTGTCAAACAATCCCATATTCTCACGGTGTCCGAAGTCAACTTTAACTAGCATGTATAATGCCATTACATTTCTCCTTAATTTAAAGTAAACAACTTTTCAATACCTTTCTTTGAACCTGTATCTTTTGTCAAAGAATTATTAACTTCTTTTGACCAGACACAAACAAAGTCATCTGGCATCCAATACTCAGAAATAAATACTTTATGACCTTCTTTATGTCGATCACGACACCAAGTATAAAACTTATCATGATCAAAGTCATCTTTATACTTGGTAGTTCCGACATACGGTGGATCGCAGTAAATTGTACAAGGCTTTGTGAAGCTAAAATAAGCAAGATCTAGATCAAATACAGATGTATTTACAAAGTGTACGCCTTCTAGGTTTTTAATTTGTTTTATCATACCTCTATAGGATTCCATTGCATAATCTCGCTTACCAATGGAATCTCGTCGGTATCCACCAAACCACTTACCACCAAAAGACATTGAAAATCCAATATATCCTGTGAGAGCTTTATTGAAGTCTTTGTTATCTTTAACAAAGTTATAGTCTGCCTCCGTTACCTTCTCAGGTGGAGTCCAGCCTTTACGTATAGCTTGCCACATTGCTATGAGATATTCATGTACATCGCAACCTGTGCGCTTCGGTGCAATAATTGGATCAACTTTATCAATCATATTAGCCCCACCAACAAAAGGTTCAACATACCACATATCTGGCGTGTGATCTTTCAAGATAATTGGTAGTAGTTCTTTTGCGTGACGTGCTTTAGATCCCATGTATTTCATATTAATACTCTACCTTAAATTCATAATTTAAAGATTGTAGAAATCGTTTCTCAGGTCCATCCATCCATCCCCAGTAAATCGATTGCTCACCAATAACCCATTGTTTATCTAGGTATCTGTTGATGTAAGCTTCTAAATCTTGTACAAGCTCTGATTTACGCTCATAACTCAGAGCTTTTGTAGCTACTTCTTCTTTCAGAATCATACTATTCCCCTTGTGCGTATTCCAAATCGTACTCTAAGTGCCATTGAGGGTCCACATCGAAACAGTGTTCAACGATTGCCAGATAATCTTCATATCGTTCATCGTAATCTAGCTCCTTCATTCTTCCTCCTCAGAATTCTCTGCCTTTTCCTGTGCAGCAAGGTCAGCTTGTTGTTCTGCGAGTAGTTCTTCGATTTCCTGTGCGCTAATCATAGTGTTTCTCCTTAACGTTTAACAGTAAATTTAGCAGTATCTTTGCAAGTAAACATCCAGTTGTCAATGTCTACTTTAGAATATTCGATACCTCCATTCTTGGAACATACTTCATTTAGTATTTTAACTGTTTCGTTTGCATCGAAACGAAATGTTGTGCAGTTCACACTGACAAATGCAACAAAGATCATGCAAACAAACCACGCTGTAATTTCACCCATTTAATTCTCCTTTGTTTGGTTTTGGTGTACCCATTGTAAGCAGTACACCACATCTGTGCAAGCTCTTTATTCAGTTCTCTCGATTACTTTTGCAGCTTTAGTGCGATTTGCTTTCTTTTCAGCAGCATCTCGAGCAGCGAGAGCCTTCTTTACACCCAATTCTACAGCATCTGCAATGATTTCAGCAAGACTTGGCATTTCATCAAAGTCTTCGTCATCTTCCAGCTCAGAAAGAGCTTCAAGTTGGGCATTTTTAGGGCAATCTGCTTGGCCACAATTACAAGGTTGTGCTGCTCGATATTCTTTGAAACTTTGCAGACGTTCCATAAGTTCATCACCATCAAACAGCAGGTCTACGCCTTTTAGAGCCTCAAGAATTTCTTGCTCGTTCAAAAACCCACTGTACGTGTTCCGCAAAGAGCGTTCATTCAGTTTCTTATTGAAAGCAGCAGTATTGTAAACTTGAGCCTCGTGCCCGTATGTACCATAAGAAAATCCGTGTACAAGGAAAGTAGACATTTCATCAACTTCCCAGTCATCAGCCGCCAAGCAGATAGCTGTACCTTCGCTCGCCGTCCCCATACCAATTACAGCTACAATAGTTGCACCACAACGATTCATATGCTGGATGTATTGATGGCCTACTGATACAGATCCACCCGGTGACTGAATCCATAAGCGGATTAGGTCTTCTGGACCAGCTTGGTGGTATACAGCAAAGTGTTCCAAGTATTCATCAGCATCGTGTGAGATTTCACCGTGAAGGTATAGGTTATATTCATTACTTACGAATGTTTTACTAATAAGCTGGCTTGGTTTGTTAACCATTGAAATATCGGACATTATTTACTCCTTATTAAAACCATAGTATTTAAGTTCAGCTTCAGAACGTATAAAACATGCTAGTTCAAAATCATCATACCTGCCTAATCGAATAGTTTTACCATTTTGATTAATTCGAACTTCCCACTTACCTTTCTCCTTATTCCAGTTTACGCCCGTACGACCAGAAGTGTTTGTCTTCTTCATCTTTTGATCATAAGCCTGTAAACTCAGGTCAGCCCATTCACAAGTTTCTTTGGAGTAAATTTTAGCTCCATTTATGCGATTGATTGTTTTACCTTCTGGCCGCGCACCCATATCTCCAAAGAAGTTTTCAAAAGATCCACCCTTTGTAGTATCCCATCTGTCGCAAATCTCAACATCTCCGTGCCACTCTGCGTATTCTTCACTTCTTGTCCTTGAACACAACTTTGCCCAAGAAGTGTAGGTTGAAGTTTTATACATTCCGTGACTAATTGGTTTTCTAGGTTGACACCCACAATGTGTAGTTCTGTTGTGAAGAAGTCTTGGTGAAAGCAATTCTAAATGATTACCGCAATCACACACGCAGTTCCAACTAATGCTTTTACTCTTATGTTTGGCATCCGACTGACCTACCACCAATAGCAGGCCAAATCTCTGATTAGTTAAATCTCTCAAATTATCTCCTATTTATTTTCTTTTATCAAATTTCTCGAAAGCCATACCCCACATTTTAGCCTCTTCTGAACGAACACAGTAGTCCCAAGAATCGAAGTTGATAAGTGTGATTGGAAGACTCGAATATTCTGCAACATCTAGCAAATACTGAAGTCCAGAATTCTTTTTCAAGTCTTGTTGTGCAATATCCCCCGTAACGATGCACTTACTATTAATGCCTTGGCGACCAACCAGACTTTTAGCTACTTCTGGTTCCAAATCCTCACTTTCGTCAACGAGAATACAACTGTAATCCCATGACCGCCCTTTCACATGCTCCAAGGCGAGCATTTCAATCTTACCGTTAGCAAGAAAAGCTTCGTAGTTACCTTGACCAAGACGCATTTTAAGAGTGTCTGTGATTGGAGCACACCAAGGCTCCAGTTTCTCTTCTTTTCCACCTTTTAGAAAACCGATTGACTTACCTTTACCCTCAGCAGGGCGCGCAATGATGATACGCTCAATCTGTTTATCCAACAGCATATCTGCTGCAATAATAGAGGGGATATACGTTTTTGAGCTGCCCCAAACTCCAATACACATCACAAAGTTATTATTTTTAATAGCATCAATGTATTCTTGCTGACGGTCATTCATAGCAACAAGAGGATCACGCTTAGAAGCGAACTGTGTAAATTTCTCCTTGATTTCTGGCTTTACACCACCGTTTCTTGTAGATTTTGTGCGCTTCCGAGGCACTGCCACTTCTACGCCTTCGATCTCAACCAAAAAGTTTCTCTTTGCTGCGCCCATACTAGTATTTCCTTCAATTAATTAAATTTCCACACCTTTTCTTTGCTTCACCACTTTCCCAACATCTCTAGCTTCCCACACTTCAATCACGTTTGCAAGCTTTATTTCACAATATACACAGGATTGGCAGATCCTGCCACAATCTCTTTCCAGCTACTCCGCTCCACCACCTTCTCAGTAATCTCCAGCACTTTATAAACCAACTCTTCAGCCGTAATACTACTCTTATCCTCAAGATCGTCAAATAGCTTATTAGCCCATTTCATATAAGCTGTGTATATAGCTTTCTTGTCTTCATCTGTGATTGTCATTGTATATCCTTCATATCTTTTATTCTTTCCCTAAGATGTGCATCATTCTCAACCCAAGCCGTCAGAGACTTACTATAACCAATATCTGTCCATACACAATAGTCATTTGGTTTATCTTCTTCACAATACCCATAAATTTCCCTGTGTACTTGTGGAAGACTCATTAAGTAATCTAAATGAGAAATCATTTCTTCACCACACACTTGAAAGGACTTTCTACAGTTGGTTTCATAGGCTTAATATGATTTTCATACCCAAGCTCATTGAAGGGAATCTCTACTACTGTCCAATCCTCACACGTAGCCAGTACAGTGAACGGCTTACCTTTAATATCTTTATACCACAACCGTTCACGAGTTGCATAGATAGTCTCATCCATCACATAACCTATAACTTCAATTTTACCAAAACATACTTTAACATCTTCTGCTGTATATTTGTTCACAATTTACCCTCTTTGACAATTTTCAAAGCATTCTCAGCAGCCTTCAGGGCTTCCTTAGCTTTAGCTACAGATTCTTCTGCTGCGATTTCTTCTTTACAGGGCTGTTTATGTTTAACCAAGATAACTTCCTGAAGTGTTGTTTTCCATATCACTTCTGGCTCAGAGAATCCCCACCAGGAAGGGTCACCACGCATCCCGTGCTCCTCAGCAATAATAGCATACAACTCTTCTTTTCCTGTGAGGTTTAACTTTACCATGCCAAGACTGTCTCGGTCTTTAGTAAGTCGCTCACGAGTTTCAATTTGCTGTGTTAGTCCAGTTCTCATACCTTCCCCTCCAATTCAAGCAATTCATTAGTCATCAACCCAGCCGATGTAATCACATTAAAGAATTTCTGATACATATTCTCATAATATGCACGTTCGTCAAGTGTTTTGTGCAGCAGATAGTAGATAGCGTCAGTATAAGGCATTTGATTAAGGTTAGGATTCATCAACAGATGTTGAATAGTTCCGTTCATGCCATTGACGTCCAACTGCTTTAATTTCTCAATCTCTTGTGGCTTCATCTTTACCATCCTTCACTTTAAATAAATGTCGCATGTCTTCGTGACTAATGCAATCGTTTGTATCGAAAATTATTGTCTGCTGGGTGCTACCCGTCAGCACCCACTTCCGATCTTGCTGTGGAAGATCCTGATCGTAGCAATTCTTACTGATATAGTTATAAGAATCCATCTTGAAATGAAAGACCCCCCGACTTGTGCTGACTGTAAATACTTCGAACTCATTCGTGTTAAATGGGGCGTGTTCATTCCGACCTTCTAAAGTGATCTTCACAATTTATCCTCTTCTAATTTCTTCAGACACATATCAACAAGTTCTTTATGATTCTTACAACCATACAATCTGTACAATAGTTTGCCGCTATCTCTACTCCAACCGCCTGACCATGGATTTCCCTCAGTGCCCACTACATCACAAAAAGAACACCTTATGCAAAATACCTGTTCATCATTCATACCATCTTCCTGTATTCAATACAAGGGTAAGTTTTATTGTATATCCCTGAATTATCACAATTCGTACACATATGAGGGTATTTTGGAGGGTGGCTCGGGAAAACTCGATCTGTAGGCTTCATAACACCATCTTTACACACATCACACGACATAGATACTACAACACATTGTACTTCTGTAATCTTTTCCATTATTTATTTCCTTTCTCTAGTAGTTTAATTATGCCTTCATAGCTAATGCAATCGTTTGTGTCGAATGTTCCAAGACCTGTTAGCAATAAATCAAAGTCTTCGACCTCTATTGGTCCTACACAATGATCATTTCCACAGCCACCTAGCCGTTCAAAGTCTGTCAATGTGTCATAAGGTTTACCATTTGAGCAGCATACTTTCATGTTCAACACTCCCAAACAAGTGGTTCAACTGGATACTCTGAAAAATAGTATCCTGTGTTTTCAGCCACTCTATAAAGTCTTTAACTTTCATTCTTGTTCCCCACTCATAAAGTCTTGTGTAGTTCTACCAATACGGTATCTTACATGATCAATGCTGCAATATGTACTTGTAATTGATGCCCCTACCGTTCCTGTGCTAAACCTACCATTAGCACTAGCACAGGCTGCTTTAGCTGCGTTAAGTTCAGACAAGTCATAACCACACCCTGCAAGCATTAGAAACCCAACCAAACAGATGTATTTCATTTCCGCATCACTCCCTCTTCCTTTCCATCAATAATATCAAGCAATCTCACTAGATCAACCCTTGTGTAAAACGTCTCCTCTGTTGGGCCTAAGTAGCTTATGTGGAGGAGGGTGTTGTTTGGTGGATCAGTGATGACGAAGATTTCGTCTATGTCTTTGTGACGAAATGTGTGGGTCATTTGTTGGTAATCCTTTTCTAAACCACCATTAAGTATTGGCACATCTTCTGGGTTAAAGGTCTTAAAACCTACCAAGAGAAGGTCGTAGTCTTCCACTTCAATCGGCCCGACACAATGGTCGTGATTACAAGCCAGTCTGTGTAGTTCAGACATTTCTAATATTGGCTTACGGTTACTACAACACACCCTCATTACCCTTCATCCCCAACCTGATACATGGAATACTCCGTATCAATCCAGTCGCGAATCACTTCAATCCACATAGCTTGCTCAATCTTTTTATCATCCTTCATGTCTTGAATCAATTCTTTGCTCAGTTGTAAAGCTTTCTCCAAACCTTCCCGATAACCTTGACGGAACTCGAAACTTTCATTCTCATGTGTATACATTTCTTCAGTCATTTTAAACTTCCTCGTTGTATTTAGATACATATAGGTATTCTTTGTCAACTACTTTATTTTCTTCAATCATTTTCCATATTCTCCTTTTTGAGCTGTAAGCCAACACAGTAATATAGGAAATGTTGAAAAATCTCATGACCCTCTAGAGGTATGCCTGCCAATTTTATTAACGTACTAAATTCTTTATATGTCATCTCTTCTCTCCTTTCTGTATTTGATGAACCAATCTTACACCCATCATTCAAGGAAAGCAAGCTCCTTGGTGAAGAATTTAGATTAGTTTGGAATAAGGAGAATTTCTGATTGGGGGTTGATAGAGAACGACGAACGGTTAATTATTTTCTACGAAAGCTTGACAATGAGTCATCAATAGTGAGAAGATGAATATGGATGAGGAAATGATATGCGAGTCTACTTAATTTATCCTATACCTATAGGACAAAAGATCCCACATGTATAGGATAAAATGTCTCTTTATATAGAATGATTAAGATAGAAAGAAAAATATAGATTTTAAAGCTTTATAAGACAAAAGATCCTATACTACCCAAACAGCTTGAAAAGCGAAAAGCATGATTTTGATTTGTGGTATTTAGGTTTGTATCGTGCAAGGCTCTTGCTCCTCCGTTGTTTGGTGCAAGAACGAAGTGATAGAGAAAGAAACGAGTATAGGATAAAATGTCCTATACATATGAGATAAATAAAGTAGGAGATACAAAATGAGCTTGATTATCCCTCGACCACTGCTTTCTTGGATTGATGAGAATCGTGGTGATATGAGTAGACAATCTTTTATTCTTAAATGCATGTTCAAGCTAAAGGAGATTCAAGATATGAGTAAATAAAATAAATGCTTCATAAAAACTATAGATTTACAGATCCAATAACTAAAGGTACACAAATGTGAATACAGATGAGTTTTATAAATTACCTAAAAGCCTAGCAATGGCAGATGGGTATATCAGTAAGAAGACAGGCGAAGCTGTAAAGCTTTCAGCCAGTGGAAAGATTATTTATGCGTACATGCTGAGTAAGAATGAGTTCTTTACTGAAACTCTGAAAGGTCAGCATTATGAAGCTCAAGCTACAATCGCTAAATGTTGTGGTGTTGAGTATAAAGCAGCAGGAACAATCCTAAGATCATTTCTTTACCATGAGGTTATGGAAGGTAAGAAACTTAAACCTGATGCGGGGCAGTGGCGATGGTTTTACTATAAGGTTCATTCTGATTTGATATTGTGGGAAGGTAGTATTCAAGACTTCCGATTAATCGAAGAAGAAAAGCCTAAGTATGCGGAGAAAGTGGTGTCTAAACCGACGATAGCGAAGAAACCATACCAACACCAACCTGAGCCCGAATGGGACGATAGTCAATTACCTTTTTAGGAGTAAATGAGAATGACCAAACTAGAGAAAAAGAATATGAAACGTGGGGATATCTACAACACAAAAAATGGCGATTTGGAAATTCGAGTGGTCATCAGTGCTAATGAGGTTGTGGTCAGGTTTGTAGATACAGACTATTTTACAATTACCACTAAATCTAATATTTGCAGCGGTAAGATTAAAGATCTGATGAAACCAAGTGTTTTTGGTATTGGTTTTATGGGTGCAGGTAAATATAATATAAATAATGCACCGACAGCCTACCAAAAGTGGACATCCATGCTTCAGAGGTGCTATCGGGAGAATTCCATTAGCTGGGAACGGTATGGAGGTAATGGGGTTACTGTTGCGGAAGAGTGGCATAACTTCCAAAACTTTGCAGAGTGGTACGAGAGTTACAAATATAAGGAGGATGGGTGGCACCTAGATAAAGACATCCTCATAAAAGGTAATAAACTGTATTGCAAAGAATCCTGCTGTATTGTACCTAGAATTATAAACCAATCTCTCGTCTCTAGAGTTGGACTGAGGGGTGAGTATGCAATTGGAGTTACGTGGGATGAAAAAGCTAGCAGATACTCTGTAATGCTAAATGCTCACCATACACACTACAAAGCATTTCGACAGATGTACAGGAGCGAGCGTGAAGCATTTATGGAGTACAAAGCCGCAAAAGAAAGTTATCTTGTTGCATTAGCATATGAATGGAGGGGGCGTGTAGCCCCTAAAGTATTGAAAGCCTTAGTAGAGTATGAAGTTGAATGGAACGATTAATTGAAGATTTGTGTGAACATTGCGGCGAGTTAGAAGACTTATGCCCATGTTATTTTTCTGATTATGTATTTGAAGAGTTTGAATTTAAACCCCGATTTGAATACGCATTCGAACATTTAACCAATGAAAACAGCATATTTAAAAAGAATTTGCCAATAAAGTAACTAAAATAACTTACCCTATTGCTTTTTACTAGAATAGGGTATATAATTTCTCTTATGAACTGAGGAAATCTCAATGAACGAAGAATACGATGGTTTGATTGATAGTTGGAAAGATTATATTTCCGGTGTTGGTGAAGGTTGTACAAATGAATGGGTATGACTCCTGAATCCTTTACATACTGGCCCCAAGGCTTCGTAGAACTCTCTGAGTCTGATGCAGTCCCTAATGAAAAACAATGGTTGATGATTAAAGATCATTTGAAACTTGTGTTTGATAAAAAGACGCCTGAGCGTGCTTTTGAAATTAAACCTTAAATTAATCTAGGTGACGGTGTTGATTACAAAAGGTTGTCTGACTTGATTGGTAAGAAAGCTGATCCTAGCTATTGGCAATTTGATCCTTATCAAGTGACTTGTTAAAAGTTTAACAAACTGACCACACTTATCCATCAACGGTGGATGCTAATGTGCAAAAGGTCAGTATTGCGGGTAAACATGCTGTCTTAACTATTTGTGAAGCGCTTCACGGTAGAAAGGTCGAGGGTTGGATTCCCTAATAACCGCTCCAATTTTGAAGTGTAGGCGAAAGCCCCGAAGTCGATACCGGGTCAGAGAATGATTACTGGCAGCTCCATGAAAAGAGTGACACTTCAAATTAGTTTCACCCCAACACGAAGATCAAATTCTAGAAAGTTGGGTTTCTCCGTCGCTATCCTCTCTCTTATGGCGACTCTTAAAGATTAGGGTTTCTCTCCTCCCCAAAGTCTTTACTCATTGGTGCTGCCTCTCCTCAGCTATCAGTGAGCTTTCTAAATAATCTTGTTGTTCTATAACGATAATACCAGTGATCTGGTCAGGGTTATTTAGAAAGTATTATTCCTCATGTGTTTTGTATATACCTAGTCGGGTTCCAGTTAGTTCAGAGGTAGAACACTCTTGATGAAAAGAGAGGATAGTCGGCGAGTCAGATAAGCCACTGGACAGAACACAGCAGAAATATTATTTATAGGTAAAGTATAATGGCTAATAAAAAAGAACAAACTGAAGCTCAGAAGAAGACTAGGTTTGATGGTGAGAAATCTAACCGGAATGTCCGGGGCAACAGTAAAATTCGAATCCAGAAGTCCAAGTTGCGTGATACTGCCTCCAAACTTCGTGAAATTGAACCAACTGCACTTGAGAATATTAAGAATAGTGTAGAAGGTAAAGATGTTGAAGCTAAGATGCTTTCTACTTCACAATGGGTGATTACGTCAATCATCGCGCTGGACCGTGCAGCAGCAGGTGAGGAAGCTTCTCTAACTAAGCTTCGTATGGAAGGTAAGCGAGACGATTCCGATGATGAACAAGAAGTTGCAGAGATTGTAAAACTTGTTCCTCGTTTGAAGCTTACATTTGATGAGCCTAAAGTAACAGAATAAAAGAATTACGCGATTAAGCTCAAGGTGAGTCGTCACCCTTCCAAGGTGTACAGAGTAGATTTCGATTATCTCTAGTCGCTCCAAACACAGCTTCGGCTTGTGTATCTGAGAACTTGCCTAGTTCATTCAGAAAGCTAATCTGGCGGTTAGCTAAAAATCTTAGCCAGCTTAAGAACTGGACGGTTGACCCTCGTTACTGTGTCGTGTGGAGAAGGTAGGTTTACTTTTAGAACCTAAGAGTCTGGTTTCCGGGTAGGTGGGAGAATCAGCACTTATTATTCAATCAGCAGCTAATCTCAAGGTATTAATATGGCACAAAGTACAATTTTAGCTGCTGGTATTACAGAAGCGACTTCAACAGATATCGTTATTGCAGCAGGTGCTTCAGTGGTGGTTGGTGTATTCTTTCTAGACGCTGATAAGCCTCTATCTTACCAAGAGCAAAACGCACCTAAGTTTAAGATCCTTCAAGACACTCCCGGAGCTGACAATGCTGTATTCGTCGCATTGAGCTATAGCAACCCCTCCACTGTCTTGTCTGGTCCCGGCACTTATCGTGTGAAGCGTTATGCTTATGTTGGCAAACCTTTTGGTGTATTTCTAGAGACTTAATTTTATGATGACTCATGATATTACATCTTCAGTTATCAGTTCTATTTCAAGACCTCCTCATATCTTCAAACTAAAGCATTCTGTCTTAACTCCTGATCCCACAACTACACCCTTCACATCATCTCAGTTCGTTCCAGGCTTTGCAGGCTCTCTTAATACAACTAAGAATACTGCTCGTGTATACGCCTACGGTGCTTTGACATTGTGGTGTGGATGGATTACAGGGACGCAAGCGTTGCTTACATCTCCATCAGATTATGGTGACAACGCCGGGTCTATGCAAGTGAGTGTAGATGGTGGCGACTTCATCAGCGCTCCTAATTCTGCATCTGTATACACTCTCTTCACAGGTCTTCCTCACGCTACCTACTTTGTTCAAGTCAGGTGGGTAGTGCAGATGGGTGATGCTCCTTATGTAGCATCCTCGGGAAATGTCTTGAGTGTTACAGGTCAACCTCCAGCACTTGTTGCAGCATCTAATTGGATTCAGGCAGGCAGTGATTCAGCTACAGGATTGTACTCTGCGGGGACCATACCGAACGTTGCAGGATATTCCCCGCTTCTACAAGCACCAAGTAATGTAACCAGTGGTTCTAACGTGGGCTCTGTGAAGATACGTGGTGCATTCACTAAGATTGTAGCTACATCCTCTAGAGTTGGTGTGAGTAAGAATGGTGGTACACCCACTTATTACACAGCTGCTCCTGAAGCTGATGGTGTTCCTCGTGCTATTGTTATTCCTTGTGATGGCTCTGTAGCCACATATAACGTGTGGGATGGTGGTGCATTCAGAGAGCTTGGTGGACATTTTGCTGTAAGTGGCAATAGTACACTGCTTGATATTGGTGTCCGAAGAAAGCTTGACCAGTTTGGTGACAGCATCACTTACGGATCTGGTCCGGGAGCTACCTCAGTCAACACTGAGACAATGCACGTAGCAGCAGCACTTGGGTTTGTTGGTAGCACGAATGGTGTTAGTGGACAAACAGTAGGTGGTGGTAAGGCAATGATTGATGCCGCCTTGGCTATGAAGACTGTAACAGCCAATGATGTAGCAATTCTAGCACTAGGTGGTAACAGCGGGTCTGGTGGCATTGATAGCACAGAACAAGCTGATTATGGATTGTGTATTGATAAGCTGCTGGCTAAAGGATATGGCAAAGTATTGTGTCGTGGGATTCTGCCAAACATTGGTGCTCCAGAACTGGTTAATGCTGCAAACGTCACATTGAAAGCTGTGATGGATGCTAAAGCTAATCCTAAGCTTATCTGGATTGATACCCTCACATGGACAGACTTTGAGACATTGGATAATACGCATCCTACGGCTAATGGTTATCTTACATTGGCAGGTTATGCTATCCCGGCTTATACGGCTGTCTTGGGGTTGTAAGTGAAATTACTAGACAAGTTTATAAATATTCATTCCAAATCAAAATAATAAAAGGAATGCTATGAGTGTACATAGGCTACAAACAACTGGTTGGATTAACTTATCCACCCTCACATCTCTAGACTTTACACTCAATACCATAAAGCTTACAAACCTAAGTAACGGTGCGTTATACGTCACACGTTCAGCCACTACTCCAGCAGACTCCTTTGCAGGAGCTGAAATCTTTCCAAAAGAAACCTACTCCCTCACAAAGAATGCTTTGCAGACGTGGATTAGGGCACCCTTCCTTGGTGTGATTGATGTTGACCTACTTCTGGATAGTTCTATTGAACCATTCACCTCTGTAGATCTTCCTTCTGATGTATGGACCACAAAGACAGAGGAATATAGGCGCCTTAGGGTGGATGTTGGTCAGACAGGTTTCTTCGAAGGTAGGGAGTTTCGTACATTCAAGGAGCTAAGTATTGCTTCTAGCGCTACATTGGTAATGAGAATTATAGTTCCTGTGAATACAATACTTCAGAACGTTAGACTTTCCCTAGACGCAGGGTCTGTCAAACTACGTACTGTAGTTGGTGGTACACCGACGGGCACATTCTCAGAAGCTCTCCCAATCATCCCCAAGAATACTATGACTGGCAGTGTATTTCCAGCTCCTCCACTACCCTTGTACACAGCTCAGAATACTGTCGGGTCGGGCGCAACAGCCCTGACAGGTGGTGTTGACATTGATGTCATCCGTATTGTTGTGGCTAACGCAAGTGGTCAAGCACAGTCTGTCGGTGCTTCTGTAGATGATTCTCGTGGAGTAGGTCCGGGAACTTACTATTGGATTTTCAATAACTTTGGCAGTGGTACGGCTACAGGTGTGTTCTCAAGTTTTTGGGAAGAGCGTCCTTAAGTTGTTTTATAGATAACTCTTGAAATATAGAGTTATTTGTTAAAATAGCTAAATATATTTGCAATAAGCTTGACAAACGACTGTTGTGTAGCGTAATATCTCTTTTATGAATTGAACACAACAGGAGAGATTAAATGAACGAATATAAAGTACTAGTTACAGGCAACGACGGCATTGGTTATAACTTTATTCAAAACGTTGTTGAGCTAGCAAACATGGGTGCTGTGATGGAAGCTGGTAAAGTTCCAACAATGCGTTTCCCTTTCTCAGCTTGGATGTACCTCAAGACTGATGAATTGATGGTTAGCAAGCCCGGTTTCCAGTTCCAGATTATGCAAGAGGTCTTTACAAAAGATCAACTTGATGATATGGATTGGGATACGTTGAAGGCAACTGTTAAGAAGAAGTATGGTATTAGTGGTCGGGATCGAAATTTGCTTATTACTCAGTATTTGAAAGCAAGTGGTCAAGTAGAATAAAACAAAACGTAGCCTGCGGGCTACTCCTTAACTGAAGGTTCATGAGAACCGGAGAATATAAAATGCATAAAGTAGAATTTAAAGTCCGTCCTGTAACTCGATATATTGTTAGTGAATACCATAGCTACTCTGATGATCCTAAATACGGATCTTCTCAAGTATGTGGCGAGTTTCAGAACGTACAGTTGGCTAACCAAGCTTGTGATGCTCTTGCACACAATTATGTTGGTGGCCCTGAGAATACACAACTTGAAATCTTCTATAAGTTGTTCAGTCATGATTATGATTCTGATGAGCTTATTTGGGTACAAGTTGCAAACCCTCGCTACCATAGTGTAGTAAAAGAGGGTTAAGTTTTGAATTACACTAAAATCTATAATGCTCTTGTTGAAAAAGCTAAACTTCGCGGCCTCGATAAAAGCCAGCATGAGGGTTACTTTGAAATTCATCATATTCTCCCTAAGTGTTTGGGAGGGGCTGATGATGATTCAAATTTAGTAATGTTTACTGGTCGTGAACACTTTATTGCACACATGTTAATGTGGAAAGCTAATCCCAACGATGTGAGTCTTCAACGTGCTGCTTGGATGATGAGTGCTCGTAATGTCTGCAAAGTAAATTCTAGACTTTATTCAGCCATCCAAGAAGTAAAGAGAAAAGAAGCTTCTGAACAGATGAAAGGTCGATACTTTAAAGACCTTACAGGTAATCGTTACGAACGACTTGTTGTAGTTAGTCAAGGTGATCATTATTATACTCCGAGTGTACTTCGGTACACTCGCTGGAATTGCGTATGTGATTGTGGGAATGAAAAGCTTATTAATGCAGGTTCTTTAACCAGTGGAAACACCCGTAGTTGTGGTTGCTTAGCTTATGAAGTTAGGAAATCCTATGCGGGTAAAACATATGATGAAGAAACGAAAAAGAAGTTTAGATACCTCACAGGTGAAGATCACCCGTCATACGGCACAAAGTACAGTGAAGAACGAAGAGCTAAAGCCGCCGCTGCTCGCAGGGCTTTAGACCTGAAAGCTTGGGAAATCTCTTCTAAGGTAAGTTCAACCGGTCATGATCGTTGGTTAATTGCAGACTACTACCATGAACTCTGGCTATATTTTGAAAAGCCCGGAATTAAGAAATTTGCAAAGTGTTTTAATGAAACACATAACGACGAAACAAAACACACAAGTTATACCACTCTAATCAATATGTTTAATACAGGTTGGATTCCTTTAGAAGATGAGGAATGGATTAAATTTTCTAAAGGTAATTAAATGATAGAAGAACAGGAAATTATTGGGCCTAGTAGCGCTAAACAATCCCTAATGTTGAATCAGCAAGCTGATACGGCTATTCTAGGGGGCGCTATGGGCTCAGGAAAATCATTTATTTCATTGCTTTATCCATTGAAATTTGCTGATGATCCTCACCTTCGTGGAATTATCTTCCGTAAGACTACTGGTGAAATCACCGCTCAAGGCGGTCTTTGGGAGAATGCTTGTGAAATCTATTCTAAAGTTTATGGTAATGCTGAAGAACTAAGAAAACAAGGTAAGAAAGGTGGTATTAAGATTCATATTAAAGATCTTAAAATTACCTTTCCTTCTGGTGGTTCTATTAAGTTCTCCTACCTAGAAAACTCCCGAGATTTGCTCCGTCACCAAGGGGCAGCCTACACTTTTGTGTTATTTGACGAAGCCACGCACTTCACTCAAGAAATGATTGAGTATCTTATTAAGCGTATGCGATCGGCTCGTGCAAAACACAAAAAACAAATGGTTCTAACTTGCAACCCAGATCCAGACTGGTTCGGTCTTGAGTGGATTAAGCCATACCTAACAGAAGACGGCACACCTAATACCGATAATGACGGAAAGATGCGTTATTATGCTGTAGATAATGGTGACTATGTTTGGTCAGATAGTCGTGAAGAATTAGAAGCTATTTACGGTGAAGGAACAGATTCCGGTATTCGTAGTTTCACCTTTGTGAGCGCGAATTGCATGGACAATATTCCCCTTATGACCGCCGACCCAAGTTATCTCTCGAACTTGAAAGCGCAGAGCGCCGTAGATGTGCAGAGATATCTTTACGGGAACTGGTTTTGCCGCCCAAGCAATTCGACCATGATACGCCGGGAATGGTTCATCGAGAAAGATGAAGAGCCGCCTTGGACAGAGATAGTTAAAACAGTTAGGGCATACGACTTTGCTTTTGTTTTACGCTCAGATAAGAACAGCAGCCCCGATTACACTGTATCAGTTAAGATGAGTAAACTTAAAGACGGTAATTACTTTATTCATGACATCCGGAGAACTCGTATTCTTCCCGGCGATTGGATGAAGTTTATTTTAGACGCAGCTTTAGCTGACGGACCTAAAGTAGAAATTGTATTACCTCTTGATCCTCAAACTCGCTACAGCAATACATTCATATCTAAAGACCTATCCTCTAAAGGTTTTCATGTACGTCAGTTCAAAACTACGGGCCACAAAGAGGATCGCTTTAAACCATTCACATCTATTGTTATGAATGGTGGAATGCAGATTCTCAAGGATTGCGGTGCTGACTATGAAAACGGAGTTTATGATGATCTTAACTTCTTCTATAAAGAGTTAGAGTCTTATGAAGGTGGTAAAAGATCCTCTGGCAGTCGCCACGATGATCTTTGTGATGCTTGCAGCGATTCATTTGCAGCTGTTGCGTCAAGTAAAACAATACCAAACTTCCTAGCTGGTTTAAAAGGTGCAAACCTTTCATATAATAACCCCTTCAATCAATAGGAGATACAATGGCTGATGAAGAAGATGTCTCCTTAGATGTCGGGAACTTGCAAGCCGGTACTAATAATATTCCACCACTTGCTCTTGGTGAACAAGGTTTTGCTGGCCTAAATATTTTGGGCGGCAGGGTATTCGAAGAATGCAACCACGAGCTCCGCTGGCCTGAGTGTATTCAGACTTATAAGCGAATGGCTAAAGATGGTGCAATTGCCCCCGCTCTCGACCTAGTTGAAATGATGATAGCCCGCGTACCTTGGACTGTCAAGGTTCCTGAAGGCTACGAAGAAAAACTTAAATTCCAAGCTAACTATCTGCGTCAAGTGAAAGATGACATGGACCACTCTTGGGACTCTGCAATCAAGCAAATCGTAAGCTTCAATCGCTACGGTTTTGCCTGTGTAGAAAAGGTTTATGGTTACAGGGAAAAGGCTAAAGGTAGTAAGTATGATGACGGTTTGGTTCGTGTTAAAAAACTAGCCCTTCGTCCACAAGACACTATTGAAAGCTGGGTATATAAGAACAAAGGCCGTGATCTTGCTGGTTTAAATCAGTGTGTTGTGCTTCCAACTAACTCTACTATTAACGGTAGGGATTTTGTAAACAATCCCGGTCTTGTGGATTCAGGTTGGAACACAGCAACTAAGTTCCTTAAACGAGCTAAGTTCATGCTGTTCCGCCAAGGCTCTTTGAAAGACTCTCCTGAAGGTACAAGTCCGCTGAATGGTGCTTGGCAAGCTTGGAAGTATAAACAAGCTTATCAAGAGTCGGAAGCTATTGCTGTAGCACAAGATAGTAATGGATTTAAAGTGCTTTATCTCCCTCCTCAGTACATGGCAGCTGATGCCTCTGAAGAGGACAAAGCAGTATTTGAAGAATACAAAAAGATCTTGGCTAACATGCACCAAGCTAAGCAGTCAGGCATGATCCTCCCACTTATCCTAGATGAATCTGGGAATAAGATGTTTGAATTTGATATCAAAAGTATCACAGGTCAAAAGTCGTATGACACTAATGCAATCATTGGCCGATATACTTCTGAGATTCTAACTGCACTGTTTGCTGACTTCCTTGCACTTGGTTCTAATGGTTCTGGTTCGTTTAGTCTTGCTGAAACTAAAGTTAGCATCATTGAGATGACACTTGAGTCCAAGTTGAATGAGATTAAAGATCAGTTGAACAACGACTTGGTTCGCCAATTGTGGGAACTAAATGCGTGGGATACTGATGTAATGCCTTACTTCGACTACGGTAATATCTCTCGCGAATCGCTGGATGAAATCGGTAAGTTCGTGCAACGAGTTGCAGCAGTTGCGATGCTTCCTAAGTCTCCAAAAGTTGTTAACTGGCTGATGAAGCAAGCGGATATTCCTTACCATGTTGATGAGTCCTTGAGTCCAGAGGAACTTTCTGAACAGCTGACACCAATGACAAGTGGAGCCGCCCAAGGCATGACTGAAGGTCTTCCATCGGGAACTGGTAACAATTCTGGTAGCTCAGGTGACTCTTCCACATCTAACACAGAAAATACTTAGGAGGCTGTATGGCCCACAGTCTTCTCAGACTGAAAGAAAAGATTTGCAATACTCCTCACTTGATGCACCCAGCATCGTTTGAAATTGTTATTCAATATCTTAACGAACGAAACAACGAAGACTTCAAACTGGATACAGCAGTTGAGGATACTCGTGAAAGTAATTCCCGATACTCTTTTAACAAAGATATCGGGGTTGCTGTTCTCAACATTGATGGCCCTCTCAGCTATAAGCCTGTAACAATTATGGGCTTTGATTGTGGTGGTGCATCCTACCAGCAGATTAAAGAAGACTTTACCTACCTTGTTGATAGTGGTGCAAAGACTATTGCATTCAGTGTTTCCAGTGGTGGTGGTGAAGCTTTCCAGATGATGCCAACTGCTAATTACATGCGTAAATTGGCTACTGAAAACGACGTTCGTATCATCACCTATGTAGATGGTCTGTCCGCTTCAGCAGCCTATGGTTTGTCTGTAATTGCCGATGAACTGATCATGGCCCCAAGCTCAGAAGTTGGTAGCGTTGGTGTTCTGGTTCGTTTGATGAATGACTCCAAAGCACTTGAGAAAGAAGGCTATGAACGTACCTTTATCTCTGCTGGCGATGACAAGATTCCATTTGACGCTGACGGTAGTTTCCGTAAAGAGTTCTTGGAAGATATTCAAGGTAAAGTTGACACACTTTACGAAGAGTTTACTGGGTTCGTTGCAGAACATCGCAACTTGTCAGTAGAAGCAGTGAAGTCCACACAGGCGCGTACCTTCTTGCCAAAAGAAGCTATTGAGCTTGGACTAGCTGACCGTGTTATGACTCTTGAAGAGTTTTACACACATTTGGCTGATACAGCTCAAAAACAAGAAGGTGGTATGTTAAAAACCAAACTGTTTGCCCAATTTAATAAAACCGAGGAAACTCTAGAAATGACTCAACTTGCCGAACTGCAAGAACAACTTCAGGGCGCTCAATTGAGTGTTTCTGACCTTACCTCTAAATTCGAAGCTGCTTCTTTGCTGCTTGCTGAAAAAGATACCCTTCTGGCTACCGCTCTCCAAGAAGTTGCACAGATGAAAGAAGCTGTAGCCTCTGCTGAAGCTGCTGCTGTAGCCGTAAAAATGACCAGTCGCAAGACTGCTCTTGCCGCTGTAATGTCCGCTGACAAAGTTGAAGCTGTTTCGACCTCCTTGTCCAGCCTTGACGACTCGGCATTTGAAACTGTTCTGAGTGGTTTTGCTGCACAGAAACAAGCTCTTGAAGCATCCGATATGTTTACAGAACTTGGCGACCAAGGTACAGAAGTAGTTCCTGAAGCTAATGCTTCTAAGTCTAAAGATGTTACCGAAGACCTTATCAAACAAAAACTAGGTTTGAAATAATTAGCCTTAGCTAATCTCTCTATTTTTAAAGGAATCAAATATGCCTTTCGTTGCTGAAACTTTCACC